GGTAATATCTGCAAAGTAGTTTCTCCTATAAATACCCCCCCTATCATATTGGGAAGGGGTATTAAAATGTTTTATGTTTTATGTTTTATGTTTTATGTTTATCAATACGTGAACCCGGTAACTAATAAACCATTCTATGTTTATAAGGGGAGAATTCACGAGCAGAATCTCATTTAAATTCAGCACTTAGAAATTTGTCCATACAATCAACATGTTCAAAATTCTGTAAATCATTAATTGATTCGAGCCATATGTCTATTATATCATATTTGCTCCAAAACGTAACTAAAGAAGCAATGCTAAGACCAGAAATAGTCGCTAAGATGAAATCATCAAGTGCAAACAGATGGGCTAACGTTAGTGAACGTCAAAAATAGCAGATAGAAATTCACAGACATTTGCTCTTACTCATAAGATATCTGGGAAATCATTCACTATAACAAACTTGGCGCAATACTGCAGAGATAACAAAACTCACCACTAAAAAGTGCATTTAGAATTTGATGCTGCAAAGTTATAGTTTAACCTTTTACTTTCAAAGTTTGTTTCTTGTTTATTGGGTATCCAGCTTCTTTGTAGTGCTTCACTCGTTCCTTAAAGTGCCTCACTGCCCATTTTAGTTTAGAGTGAACATCGACAACCATAACAGAATCTTTGTCATGTCCAATACGAAGACCGCGCCCTACTGATTGAATAGCTTTGATGAAGGATTTACCTGCATCTACAAACATCATACAGAAAATACGGTCAATCGAGAGGCCTGTTGAAGCAATACCTGCTGAGGCTATTACTATTATATCATCATTCTCTTCAAACATATCATAATGTTCGCGGCGCAAGTCTTTTGGTGATTCGCCATAAAGAAAGACAGCACCCTTAATCAGCTTAGCTAACTTTTCACCAAATGGAATAGAGTTAACCAGGACAAGAGTATTGCCATGCGCTGCACATTGAGAGATGATCAAATCAGCAATGATCTCCATTCGATTAGTGCTCTTAGCTAAGAAGGATTTCTCAGCAGCATAGTCAGGAAAGTCTTCATCGATATAACTCTCATTCAATTCAACAGGCTGAATCTGAACCTTAGCAAGATAACCATGGTCAATTAACCACGCAGCAGGAATCTCTTTGAGGATAGGCCCAATTGAAGTAATAAGAGAAAGCTTTTCAGACTCTGGTTTAGGGAATGTTCCTGTTACGCCAAAGCGGAATGCAATGTGCTTACCATTATCATTGACAAGTTTCTGCGCAACAGTAGCTTTGATACCGTGACAATTCGAAACAACAGCACCATTAACAATATAGTTGTGGTGTTTATCAACAGTTAAATCATAAACTTTTTCTGGCTTATCTATTTCTTCTTTTTTCAACAGATGCATATAATCCTCTTAATAGTTTTTCAGTATTTTCATCAAATTCACTAAAATTAACAGTGTGTTTTGGTATTAGTTCTGTTAAAGAAAATTCAGTTAATATAACAAATTCAAATCCATTGCTAACACACCAGCGTGCTACTATATCAAGAATGGGTTGTTTTAATTTTACGTACTTCTCAGGTTTTATTTCATAAATTACATTACCAACTTTAAAATCGGTAATGTAAACGTGATGCTTATCAGTAAAATACGGTATTCTAATCTTTTCGTATTCTGCTTGTGGAAATGCTTGATAAAAAAGAGCCTCCCAGCTACTTCTGAAAAGTTTATCTCTAAATTTAAGTTGCTTTCTTGTTCTAGAATTAAACGTATTAGGGGTCCATTTACCTGATTCAATATTTTGCTTTGCTTTTAATGATAACTTTTCACGCGTTAAAGCTGATACTGGTCTACCATACATTGGGTTTTTTGCTCCCATTTTAGCGATAGAGATGTTTTTGCATCGAACATCAGTATTTTTAGTTAATCCTTTGTTCCATGCCTTAACTAATCCAACTGTCCCTCTATTCCAATGCGTACCATTTTTATTACAAACATAATTTTTCGGATCTAACATGGCAGCCCTACCACCTTTAGAAGCAGCAATCTGCCTTCGTTGTTTGTTTAATTTTTCAAATTCTTGTGGAGCTGCTACAAAAGTCCTAGCTTCTTCAAGATGACCTTGCATTAATAGTCTATAAAATTTACCAAACTCTTTTTTATTAAGCTTGCGACCACATGAAAATACAGCTGAATCAAAAGGCAATCTGACTGATCCGGTTCTAGGTAAAAACTTAATATCTATTAAAAATTCATCTCCTAGTAAATCATTTATGATTTTCTTCTTCATTCACTTTATCTCCATGAGCTTTCATTTTATTTAAGGAGAATTCACATATATCATCACGCTCAGTTAAATCTTTTGCCATAACCTTTCTACCATCTTTTAGATAGAAAATATGATTTTCGGTAACATCTAAATAACGTCCATTATCAAACGTTAGCCGAAGCATTTTTACCTTAGATTTTGGTAAATTAATGTGAGTTTTTAACACTTTACAAGGCTCGAAATTTCCGTTTGCGTCCATTGATAAAACATAATCACCGACCCGAACGTCTTTTATTTTCTTTTCCGTCATGTCAGACATCAATACAGGAGTCTCACCACAAAAACACTCATCCCAAATCAGACATTGAAAGTCATGCATGATTGTAGGATTATACTGTACTGCCTGCCACGTTGCAACGATGTGCATGTGGTCAAGGTCCTTCTCTGTACCAGAATAGGTGCCTACATCTAGACCTAGGAGTTCATACCACTCAGCTGTTTGGTCTACAAGATCACCGGATGGAACAATCGTGATTACTTTATAGCCGGCATTGGCATAGTAGTAGGAGAGAGCACCTGTGATGGAGGTTTTGCCTGCACCAGTTCCTGCGATAATGAAACCACTTCCATTCTCTACAGCAATCTGAACACACTGTAATTGGTATGGGCGGAGATTGAATACCTTTCCGCCAACGACAACATCATCGCCCATTATGTTAGTCCCAGAAGCAGTGAGAGCAATGCCCGCAGGGTCAATAGTCAAAAGCTTACCGCCAACTACAGGAGGTTCAAAGTACTTTCGATTATCTATCAGCTCAATGTCATATCCCCACTTCTCTAAGTAAGGGATAACCTGATCTAATAGACGGACATAGGTCTTACCTGTTGGAGAATAAAATTGGATATATCCGTTCCATCTCCCAAGCTTGAAGGCAGGCATAAAAAAATAACCTTCTGGGTGAACAGAAAATGCTTTTACTAATGTCTCTACATGCCCAGGCATTATACCAGATATCTGGCACCATACTTCATCGGTTATTCGCAGAATACATTTCATGTGATTTAGAAGTGCCGTTCTAGTTTGTGTTATGCAGCAAAAGTGTATGAATACTTTGACAACTCTTTATCTTCTAGACCAGCAATCTAGCTAAGAAGATCTTCATCAACTTTAAATTTTCCTGTAAATCCTGGTGTGTTCATAGTACAGCATCTTGCATTTCTGCAACTCTCAATTTAGTTATATGACCTACCATCCATCCAAGATTCTTAATAGCCTCTACAATAGATAAAGCGTTACTCTTCATAAGAGCAACTTCAATGATGATTTGATTGAGCTCAACAATTTCTTTTTCGCCAGCAATGTATGCTTGGATATCGCGAGAGGTAAGTGTGCGCTGATAACCTTCCAGATACTTTTTCCAGTATTTAGCAACACGTTTCTCTTTTAAATTGTTCAACCACTCTTCAAGAGCTCTCAACTCTTGAAGAGTTTGATCATAAGAGGCCTGATAGTGTGGAAGTGTTCTAGCAATCTCTTCAAGACGTCTGCCTTCTAATTTGAAGATTGGCTCAGCGTCTTGAAGTTTCTTTTCATAGGCCGGTAATCTATCCAACACCGCGCCTAATTTATCTTCTTCAAGCAAAAGCAGGAATGACATTTGAATCCTTTGTTATTATGAATTCCCCTGAATCATAACTGAAATCTACTGAATCTTCCTTCATGAGTTGAAGGGTTGGAACATCAGTAAAGACTCTGGGTGAATTAGAGATCATTATATCACTCTTTGACCCGGAAGAAAACAAAAATTCTATTTCAAACCCACCACCTTTACCAGCAGTGAGAGCAACAGCTACACACCCGGGCGTAGACTCAATTAGATGTTTGAATTTTGCTAGAGCGCAATACGTCAAAAAATTATTCATTTGAAAGGGAGAGGGCTAAATTTAGCCCTCTCCTGGTTTGGTTACTTAGTCTTCGTCAGCTACAAGCCCAATGTCCTTGATAACCTCTTGGATTTTCTTATTTAGTTTGCGGGGTGAAGCAAATACTTCACGTTGAGCGCTGTCATAAGAGTCAGATGCTTGATCGCTCTTAACTGGGTAAGTAAGAATGAAACCGCCTGAAACGATTTCGATTGTGATTGATTCACCGTATGTATTTTTTGCCATGTTATTCTCCTTCTTCAGCATCGAGATCAGGAAGTTCTGGCATCTCATCTGCTGCAATTGTTGGTTGTGCCTTAGGGTGCTTGAAGAGCTTTGCTGCATCTTCGTGCGTCATGTTGTCAGGCTTAAAGAAATATGTTTCACCATCAATAGGCCCAACGGACATCATCCATCCCTGTTTCTTACCAGGAACATCAGATTTTGTAATCACACCAAGATCTTCCAAAAGCTCTGCTAGACCAGAGAATGGAGATAATCCAGTGCTGTATGGAAGTTCAAGTTCAACTTTACTTCCGATTTTCGCAAAGCGCGATTTGTATGTTTCAACTCGCATTCTGATACCGACAATGTCAGTACCTTCCCTCAACTTAAGCTTGGTAGCCAAAGCAGTAATAGACGGGAAGAACTTAACGCTGTTAGTCATTGCCCATGCGCCATCTCCCATCATGATGTCTTGCGGGTAGACGTGGTCGGTAAACACGAGTGCCATTGGAAGCATTGCAATTTTGCCATGAAGCATCTTCAACATTGCCTTACGACGTTTTGCTAGCTGACCAAGGTCACCTTTAACAGTGCCGTCGCGTTCATAGTTTTCCAATTCAGTGGTAGATGCAAGCATAGCCAAAGAATCAATAACAATAAGAACACGAGGGGCATCATAATTATTAGTGCCATAGCTCTTGATGTATGAACTAAAGAACTCAGAGAGAACTTGGTTCACATCTTCAATCATGGTGACCTTGACATACGTCATTGAGTCTTCGTCAATCTTAACACCAATCTTTTGAAGATAAGTAATGTCAAGAGCATTTTCAGAATCAAGAAGCAATACGTGCCAGCCCGATCGCTGTGCCTCACGAATAGCAGAGGTTGCTAGAAATGATTTGCCTGAACCAGATGGGCCTACAAGAGCTGTAGAGCGGCCAAGTGGTACAAATTTATTCCAGTCGCCAGTGAGCGAGTAGTTTAATGCATAATTTCCAGATGAAAGCCACTCATTAACCTGTCGAACCCCAATAGAGATCGTACTGATTTTCTTAGCAGCCTTTTGGAAATCTTTTAGAAATGATAATCCGGCCATATTTTTCCTCGTGAAAGGAAATGCTGGAGGGTAATTATCCCCCAAGCATTCCTATTTGTGGATTACTGAGCTTCAGCTGCTGCTTTAGCTTTAGCGCGAGCCTTGAGTTGTTCAAGGACAGAACCAGTCTTAGCTGGTGTAGGTGCTTCCTCTTCTACAGGAGTAGGTGCTGGAGCTTGCTTAGCTACTAGAGCTGGCTTTGCAGCAGGAGCTTCATCTTCATCATGACTACTTTCCTTGAATGCTGCACCAGTTTGGTCTGCTGTAAGCAGAGCTTCAACTGTAGCACGGTCCATCTTGGCACCACGGTAGTCAGCAAGGTTGTAAAGATTGATGGCTTCAAGAATCTCATCTTCCAAATCAGATTGCTTAGGAGCAAAGCTGGATGTGGTGTAAGAAGCGTACTGACCATTCTTTGTCTTCTTGATGCGGAAGTTGTATCCACCCTTAAGCTCGTAAGGAGGTACTTCCAAGTCTCCAGACTGGAATGCAGCTTGGATTTGTTTGAACACTGCTGGTCCAAATTCGATCAACTTAACAAGTTGAGATTGGTCATGTTCAATTGGGGACTCGATAACAATTACCTGTCCGATGTAGGACTTCTTGCGGTAATACTTCTTACCCATCTCTTCATTCTTCTCATCGTAGTACTTACGTGAAAGAGCACAGATTGGGCAATCTTCACCATACATGGAAAGGCAAGGAACAGTCTTTTTCTGCCCATTAATAATCAACTCGTGCTGAAGATTTTCAACAAGGAATCCGAGGCTGTTTTCGTCGTCAAGGTCGGGGAGGAAACGAACAACTGCTGTAGAGTCATCTGGCATTTTCCAGAAGGGATACTTAAGCTTCCAAGATTGGTCGCCTCCACCTGTAGTGGAGGCCTTCTTATCAAAGGCGCTCTTTAGAGCTTCAAGTTTGTTTTTTGCGCTGGACATAAATTTCTCCTAAAAATTAAAAATCAAAGTAAAATAAACTGTGCAATTGAATTGCACAAAATATTTATAGTACGCTCAACCAGTATGTAGTTAAGACATTAAATTCATCATGGGTGGTTCAAGAAGAACTCTTGAACAAAGTCATCATCTAGACAACATTGCATTGTCTGTAAAGGTTATTATACACTGCGCTGGCGGTGTAGTAAACTCTTATTTTGCAATTAAAGAAGTCAGAGTGATCTTCTCGATGGGTCCCTGTGCTGCTTTCTTCTCGCCAAGTTTCAGAAGTATTGGTGACTTTGTTTCAGCCTTGACGAGCAAATTTGACAATGCAGAATTACCCCACTTTGCTCTAGTACCCGCTTTTCAGTTGCATATTACATAGCCTCAGCAGGAGTATGAGCAAAGCTCCACTTGTAATGAGGCTGCTTTTAGAGTAGTAACCCTTGTCTTTGAACACATCCAGGTACACCGTTTTAGTAATAGGATTTGGAGTGTTCAGGATATCAATCAGCCCGGAACAGGATACCTTTCAGTTGCTGTTCGATCTTTGGAGCCGTCTACAACAACCAGAAAATCTACTTCATCACCAACCATCAGAGATTGCTGGCGCATGTACATATCACGTACCATAGATTCAGGCACAGTCTTATCAGTACGAGTTGACTGACGAGAGAGGATGGTATCCAGAGGAGTCATCATCTCAACACCCCAAATCGCAAACTTCTTCGAACGTGCATCTTGAATCCAACGAGCCCGAGACTTACGAGTCAGGTTCATGTTGTCGACAAACAGAATATCTGCAGCCAGGCACTTAGCCCACAATTCATTTACGAATGCGTCGAACTCCTTCTGATTATCATTTGCATGTTGGAAAGCCATCTCGTAGATGGACTTCTCATCATCCAGGTCAGAAACCATTCCAGTCTTTGACATCAGGAAACGAATACGACAGTTATCCAGGGAGAAGACCATGTGTAGTCCATCACCAGCAATCTTCTTGATGCGCGATATGGTCGTGGACTTGCCCGAACCAGATACACCAACCATGACAAAACAAACCTTAGCCATTCTCTTCTCCAGACTTGACTGGTAATTCCAGCCCCATTAATGATGTTGTACTAGTAGAGATGAAACGCTATGTGCTCACGCTAATTCAATAGCTCCTTCGCCATTCGATTTTACATCTACTAGTGAGCGAGTAAAGCTGAAGCTTCAATTCAGCCGTCTCTTGATCTTGTATTATACTATTTCCCAGCCCTTCATCCAGGCATCTACAGCGGCCAGATTTTCAGCTTGATCATCAGAGTTACGGCCATGGGTATCACACAGCAGCATATCCAGCCACGCTTGATGCCCAGCATTACCCATTCGATTAATCAGAGATTCCTTTAGAGCCTTACGCTTCTTCTTATCCTTCAGCATAAATGGAACGTGATACTCGATCATCAGCGCTATGTTGGAGATATCTAAGTTGGACAGTCTCAGGGTTTCCTTTACCATCTCTTGGTTAGACATCGCATAATCTATCCACATGCGAGCAGACAATTGCTCATGACCATGGTAGGAACGATACTCACCACGCTCGGCAGAGGTCTTTACCACTTGAGCTGGTGGCTTACCCACATCATGAAACAGACAGGCTACCATTGTCAAAACACGCTGCACATCATTACGATAGTTGAACAGGTTATCTTTGTACCAATCCAGCAACATGCGCGTATGCACTGACACGTTCTCTTCACGATGCCATGTGCTATCTTCACGAGTGTTAACCATGTCGCGCCACATTTGAGTCATTCGAAAACGCTTAAAGAAAGCATCGAAACGTTCTTGTACATCAGACAACATTATCTCCAAAATTCCATTATAATCTTATTAGGGTCGTTTGTAAACTTGAGTTAGAACATCCCGCAAAAACCAGATAGGTTCTGAATCATAAGCACCATACTCAGCAAACTGTCGCATGATGCTCATCATGTATTCTTGGGCAGTGTCTTTGGTGCTACCATCAGTATTCACTGCCAGCCTGAGAGCTTTATTCAAAGCATCTGCAGCAGGTTTACAATCCCTGGAAGCAGTGTTCAGCTGCCACTCTCCAGCAGAAAACTTCGGATAAATCTTGACTTGCCTTGCTATGTTTTTCATCATATTTGTCCCATTCTATATGCCATAATGGCTGTTACTAAAGGTAAACATTCCCTCCATTCTTGGAGGTCTTCATCATCCTTCATCTCTTGCATGTATCGTCCATAATGACCAGCTCGAACAGCAAAGATGTTCAGTAAAATCTCATTTACACATCGAGTATAAAATCTCGATGCCTCTGGAGCCATGTGCTTGAAATGCTGCTCCATCAATCAATTCTAGATTGTACAGTTGCATTGACTCCCATCTTCTTGAGCACACCAGCAAAAGCACGGGCCCCTTCAATCTTTGCATCCATCCATTGAGTAGCATTACCACTTGGGTTATAAACCATGTATCCGCCAGCGTAGCTATCTACCTTTCCAAGACCCATCTCTTTGAGAGCCTTTACAACTGGACCACGAGCTGGACGAATCTTTACCCATGCAAAACCGCAAGGATACCAGACATCTGGATTATCATTGATCATCTTTTGAGCTGCAGCCCGTGCAGCTTGAAGAGCTAGTTCGATTTGGGTCTTGATTTGATCAACTTGCATTTTTTGCACCTTTAGTATAAAAGCCAGAACGAATTCCCATCAGAAACGATACCACGACATCTGCAGAATTCTCAGTATTGATTGATGTTTCGGAATTGGCCCGATAAAAGTTTATCAACTGCCAAGGACCGAATCCGCCAATCCACTTGTAAAGTTCAAAATACTTTACAACAACAGGCTTCTTGAAAATCTTACGTTGAACATAAGAGCGTTCGATAACCTGCCAATCTTCTTTGGTCTCATCACGAACAGTCTTTAATATCTTGTTCAACTCCTCATTAGAGGTAGGAACATTCAATTCACTATCGTGGAGAAAAGTGGTGATGCACATCTGATTCTTCCTTTGTTAATTTGCAATAACCATAAGTACTTGCTGTTTCAAACCTGTGTTGAGCTATTATACACTGCTCTTCTGTTTGGTAAACGTGGGTTTCAAATTTAGTTTGTTCTCCACCATTTATCAGAATGACTAGAAGAAGAGTCCACATTTACATTTCACCTTAGCATAGGTGGTATACTATTTGAGAAAATCGGCAATTGGAGCAGTGTAAATGAAACCATTACCAGCATCACAGAGGAATGCATAATTAATCATGTCATAGCCAAATTCAACCTCAACCACTGGTGCCTTACTTTCGCGGTGCTTATAACGATCTTGAACTTTCGTAATCACATCAATTCTATGGCCCGCCGCATAATCAATTCTTGACGGGAGAATGCTTCAATCTCCCATGGACGATCCAAATATGGTGTATCTGCTGGATAACTCTTTCCTAACCAGGTCTGAGAACCATCAGCCATACTCTTTAACTGACCCTTTACCAATTGCTTTACATGAACCATCTCGTGTGCTAAAGACAAAGCGAGTTCCTTGTGAGCAATCAAGAACTTATTGCCACGAAGAAGTTGGGGCTTGATCACAACCAAGATGCAATCAACACCACTAATACCCATGTTAACCGTAATACCCTCATTGTCACCAAAGCCATCATCAATGATCACACAAACCGCAGAAACACTGTTTTCGATCTTGAGTTGCTTGATAATCGAGGGCATCAAAGCATTTGCAAACTTGCTATTCTTGGCGCTTCCTTCAACTGAGAATTCCATTTTCCTCTTTCAGTCGTTATAGATGGTAACCTTAACAGAACGTAATGCTGGATGTGCATTCACTGTAGCAGCAGTAGGAACAAAATCCCATCGGATAACATCACCATCTGAGTTACGAAAAACATCTTCAAGAGTGAAGTAAACAATGCTGCCTGTCTTCGAGGAACGCATCGCGAAACCAAGGTCCATCGAATCATTGAACATTTGACGGAGAACTGAGGGAACTTCAGCAATATTGGCGGAGAAATGACCGTATTCCTTACTCCAAAGGAAATTGTCTGAAGAGTAGCAATGACCGATAAAGTTAAAAGGCAGATTCATCATTTGTTTCCGTTGATAAGTTATTATACAACAGAACCTGATAAATGAACACAGTTATTTGTGTAACAAAGTAACCAAATTAAGGTTACTTTTATGTTACTCTGTTACAACTTGAACTCTAAAGTGGTAGAAATAGTCGGATCAGTTAGCATTTCTGACATCGCTGCTGGATCTGCAGTTCTAACTGGAACTTGCAGCGTGGCGAGAACGCTTCATTTTACCGGCCCTTCCCGCCTTGGACCATTCATATGCATAACCGTCTGGAGTCTTCCCATCAACAATGGAATCAACTCCTGACTTACCGACAGAATTCTTGTTCTGTGATGCCATCGTAACAAATTGGTTCTGAGGTTCAATACGAAGTTCAGCCATAAGCTTCATCGCTTCACCCATTGGGTCAGCATAATCTTCGTGGCTGAAAAATGCACTACGCGAACCGATGTCAGTAACATCGATCCAAAATACCATAAATCCTTCAATTTGTTCCATCATCTTCTTTTGTAAGGTCTATCGCATCGTCGGTTTGCGTTTTAACAGGAGCCATTTCCTTGAGCTGTTCAAAGACGTAAAGCATGACAACAGCATCATCGTTTAAATGTTTTTGCTGCTTAATCGTCGTGGCAATTTCAAAGTTGCGGGCGAATTGAGCAATGTCGCCACCAATCTTGATACCATATCCTGCAAATTTGTACATGTCTGATCCTTAATCTAAGTTAGATTATATTACAATGTCAGACCGAAAGTAATCTTATGTTCCAGCAGGATAGGCTGGTTTTACAGGAAGAGCAACGATTGCTGTTCCAGAGATAATCGCTCTAAGAGCTGAACGATAGTCCTTCCAGTCCTGAGGAACAGCCACACCGGCTTCTGCACATCGGATAACCACAGTGTCAGATTGGTTGAGAGCTGCACTTGCTGCCGACTTTAAAATGCGAAGCTGCTCAGCAGGATTAATAACTGGTTCTACGTAAGGAACCAGAACCACTCCTGAAGAAGCGTCAGCAAGATCTGCTTGAAGAGCCATCCACGCTTCAGGAGTAGCAGTCTCATGAATGTGATATGGGTAGGTTTTGAAGATTGCGTTAACGCTACCATCAGCATTTAAGTTGTATGGACCAGAAAATCCAAGATTGGTTAGTTTAGACATTATGCAATTCTCCAAGCAAATCCTTGACCTGAGTGGAAGACAGCGCTACCAACCAGAAGTGTACCACCAGCCGCAACACCAGCGAGACTTTCAATATCAGTTACGTTACCATCATCCACGATATTCATCACAAAGTAAGCCCATGTTCCACCTGGGGGTAGTTGGGCTGGAACGCCATCACCACTCGGTCCGCTACCAAGAACAACCCATGATCCAATACCACCACTATTATTTGGAGCTGTTGCTGTATTTGTGCCAGAAGAAGCCCCGATTACTCTACCATATCCGTCAAGCTGAACGCTCGCATTAGTGAAGTAACCACCGCCATGGATTACTGCCATGTCAAGGGTAGCAGTGCCACCAGATCCAATAGTTCCGCCCCCACTAAGAGCACCAGTACCTTGAACTGTTAGAGTGCCGGGAACTGCGCTTGTGATTCTACCGTAGGCGTCAACATTTACGTTTGCCATTCCGTAGTAACCAGCGGATACTCCAGAAGTTGCTAGGTCAAGAGCGATTGAGCCTGATGATGTAATCGTTCCAGAACCAGTAATTCTGCCAGCTGTACCACCAACTGTAACACTAGTAACCGTTCCCGGCATACCGCTAATAGTTACGTTACCCTGACTGTGGTCAATCGTAATGTTACTTCCAGCTATGATGCTCGATACACTGTGGTTGTCAACGTAATTTTTGGTAGCAGCGCCATTTGAATTAGTTGGATCACCTGCGAGGATCAGTGGCCCAGTCATCGTGTCACCATCAGTCACCATGATGGTTCCAGTGCTTGTTGTTGGAAACTTGCTTTGCACGGTGTCAAAGCGAGACCAGTCCGCAGCTGCTAGGTAACCATCGTGCGTACCATCTGACTTGTTGATGTGAAGAGTTGTTTGGGTGCCGCCACCCGTAATAGCAACTGACATTGCTGTCTGAGAATCGGACGCGATTGCAACGGGTGGAGCTGGGATATAGCCTAGACCTACAGAAATATCCCCAATTGCAGTTGAGCTACCAGCCTTAAGCCAAACGTAGCGACCATTTATATGGTACTGCTGCATGGTAGCTGGAACGGTTTGGGAGTCGGCACAGACATAGAGAGTGCTCTCAGTCGTGTTAAACCAAATTTGACCTATCGTTGGGTTTGCTGGTATGTTTGCAGATGCAAAGCTTTCGAGGATGCGCAGGAAATTTTCCTGCTGATACTCACCATAGTTGAAGACCCCCTTGCCAGTAAGGGATAGGGATGTGGAAGATTGGTTAAGGGTCTTAGGTGGAAGAACAATTGTTGACTTCCCGAGAATACCTTCTGTACCACCACTTGTCCAAGTGATATTATTTGACATTTTTACTCCATGCGCCGGGTCGCATTAAAAATTCAGAACAGCTTTCCGGCCTTACTGATCTTGAATCTATTTATCAGACTATTGCAAACGGAACGTAGTCATCTCCAAATTGATCTGGGTTTTCCTCCGGAAGCTTGTCAGAGTCCGGGTCAACTGACTCATACACAAGCTTTCTTGCCTTGTCATCGTATGATGCGAGTCTGCCGAGAACCTTCATAACAACCGCCATTGCCATGATCGTGTCATCAGTACAACCCTGCTTAGCTTGGTAGGTGCCATTAACTGCCACGAAGTTCTGAAGCTCGTATAGCAAGTGTTCTGAGTTGATCTTGATACCATCTCCCTTTTCCAAAAGGTTCTTAAGCTGCATACAGGCAAGAAGCTTTGACTTACCAGTAGTGTAGCAACCAAGGCGCTGACTGGTTGAGCTCTCATTGTACAGTTCAACACCGTCAAGGTAGATACCACCATCCATAGAGTCGTCATTTTGAATCATTGCAACAAGAGCTTCACCAACACCGTTGCGCTCAAATGACCAGATAATTTCAGCTCTACCCCTGTTTGGATCAGGTTGATGAAGGAACTTAAACAACCACTTGAGCTTAGCATAGATCAGTGGAATGTGAACGGTGTTGCTTCTGAATTCTGCCACCTGCTCCATTGACGGGTACTCGATAACTTCAATGACAGTAAAGTCCTTACTGTTACCAGTAGCCGGGTCTACACCTACTAAGTACGTCTTACCTCGCCCACCTATTGACTCTCGCCAGAAGTTAAAGCCCATGTTCTGGGTAACCGGAGGTGTGGCCTTAATGTAGGACAGTTTAAGTGAGTCCATCAACAGCGCGTCTGATGAAATAAATTCACAGTTGTGCGATATGACCCCCTCTGTTATGTAGGCACTACCACCCTCAACATCAAGTAGATCATACAACCACTGTGGATCATTTTTAACCTGAACACTAAGGATAGGATCATCCTTGCCATCAATTGTCGTAAATGACATACCCGGCTCAATGTGCTCAGCATCAACCCAACCTGGCTCAACAAGAAATTTATGCTTCATCCCGCACGTTATTTTTCTTGTTGCTGATACTATTTCAACAACTTGCTCATGCCAGCTTTTAGACATACCGCTAAAATTCTTCATCCCAGTTGGAGTTTGAACTTTAACGCCCTTTGTGTTCTTTATTGTTTGAGCCATGCTATGCATTCATCTACCACCTTCTTAGGTTTTTCTTGTATTCCGGTTCTTATACTATCTTAACTTGATACCATGCATCTTCTGCCAACTTGATCTTGGTGGCATCCGCGTCACAGATTTGCCGTGATGTTTGGCCTTTACAACCTACCACTTCATCAGGTCTGTACTTTTTAGGCAAGCATACCAATAGTTACCATAGAACTCTATAATCTTTTTGTTTTCAACACGCGTCAGAACATAGATTTCGTCCTTTTGCAGTGCGCTTGTAACCGTTAACCATCCTCACCTGCTTTTAAGTTAGCTTCGTGAATTATCTTAGTTCTTGCTGCAAGAACATTCGGATGTTCTTCGAATGTTTTCTATACTTATCAGAAGAAGCAGTCCAGTTTTCCGTAGTGCGGAAGAGGTGCGCCCTGGGGTCACCACATGCTTGAAATGCCCCCCAGTCGTCAGGTTGTAATCCTTCGTGTCAAACATTGATGTGATACACCTGCTCTTGCCCTTCTAATAGGCATTCATAAAGTTCTTCTAAAGTGGTTTTACCAATAGAAGTATTTATAGAGGCCCAACTTGAGCAACACAGAACTTCCTGTCGGAAACCTACAGGACCAAGTTCGCCCTGCATCTGCTTAATGTACTCTTCCTTGCGATCAGGGTGAAGGTGCCACGGGAAGAACACTGGCTTGAAGTTGTTCTCACCTGATTTAGCACCACGCCAAAGAGTAGCAAACAGGTCAGTATCACCATTAGGAGTAGATGAGATGATAGCAGAACCACCAGTTGAAAGAGTTGGCGATAGTGAGCGCCACATTTCAGTTTGAACGCGTGGTGAGATGAAGGCCAATTCGTCAAGGTAAAGCTTTGAAATTGCCAATCCCCGACCAGTCTTTTCGGTAGTAGCTTCAGACTTAATGCGGGAACCATTGTCGAATTCAATGTTGTGCTTGTTATAGTACTTACAACCTGCCTTTAGCCAGTGCGGAAGTTCTTCGTACGCGAAGCGGATACGATCCATAATTTCCATAGCGTGGCTATTGTTCTTAGAAGCGATGACAATCGTTTGATCTCGGTGGAACATCGCATACCACAAAAGGTACATGGAGATGGTCTGCGTCTTACCCATCTGACGGGAGATAAGAGCGATAACACGGGTATTGTTCTCACACGCGTGAATAAGCTCCTCTTGATAGGGATACAAGTCAAATAGAATTTTACCGCGCTTTGGGTGCTGGAGCCAGACGTACTTTCTAATAAAGTAGACGGGGTCCTTTTGACACCTTACGAGCTCTTGAATAAGCTCGGGGGTATATTCCGATTCCGTATATGCTCGTTTAATGAGCTCATTTCCTGCCATAATTATCTCCTATAATATCGCAGGGACACGTGAGACGTTTTAATAACCTGCAATTTATTTATAGTGACAGGAAGGCAATCGGTGCTCGTTAAGAGCTTCCTTTACTTCTTGCAGTAGGTCAGGTCTGATAAAAACTACTTTACCACCAACCCAAACTTCAGTTGTTTCTGAGACGGTATGGAGCGTTTTAGTGGTGAGAACCTTAAAACCAGTCTTTTCAGGACTGTAAGCACCCACCACCGTGGGTGCGCTCCGTAGTTTTTATGAAGAAAGCTTTAATAGCTTTCTTCACATTCACCACCTCAAAGTCCGGCATCTTACTAATGACAGCTTCTGCAAGAAATTCTCTGGATGATAATATTTAGCTTCTCTTAAGTTGAGTCCAAATAACAAGTGGCATGCTGGTAATAACCTGTCCGCCTTTCGTGATCGTAACAATTTCAGACTTTTGATCAAGCATGACGAGGTAATCACCAGCCTTACCAATTTGTTCTGGTGGAAGTGGTGCTTGAGCTGGTGCTTGAGCTACGTCGGAAGGTTGCTCACCTTGAGTAGAAGCAAAGTTAGGATTCATTGACGCGTCTTCGCCACAAACAAGTTGCTTAGCAAGGTCTGCAGATTCTGCAACATACTCGTCCTCAGTAAAGTATTCCTTTACATAGCCAGTTAGTTCTGATACTGAGCACTCAGCAGCTATGGTGTCTGTTTTGCGAATGCTCTTTACGATAGCAGCAACTGCTTGATCATATGATGCGCCCTTTGGAATATCTGCATTGCGGCACTGGTCTTCAACCGTATCCATAATTGCATTCTTCATCTGACCTTCTTTGATGGTCTTAACTTCCATTAGTTGTTTAAGTAGCATATTCTTCCTCTTTATTAACTGGAACATAGAACTCCTGTGGTGCAGGAGAACCCTTAGGTGGGTCAATTCGAATGAACTTACCCCATGTCGCTTTGAACACATTGATTATCCAAGAACCATCTGCTGCCTTTACAAAGCGGTGCAGAAGTTCTCTTGCTGTTTCAATATCTCTTTCCTTGATGGAGTCAATCTTTTGAATCGGTCCTCCGACCATCTGCATCGCAACATTATTAATGGTCGCTTGAAGAGTCTGTTCTTCAATAAACTGGCGAAATGATGGCTTATAGGACATAGGACACCAACTTTCCCGTAGCTTTATCCATAAGATCCATGAGAAGAGACTTGTGCTTACGCATGAATTCATAGCACTCTTCCTTGTTGCCAGTGAAGAGAACTTTCTTAGGAAGGCCATGCTCTATGTGAGATCTGTTAATAACCTCAAGCTGAGTATCTTTTGCTTCCTTTACTGGCCCACGAATAAGCTTGATGTCCCTTGGTTGAAGTCTCACTGACTTAGCACCGAAGTTAGGTTTGCTTGACTTGTAGTCATGATCGTAGTCAACGGTGTAGGATTTTTGACCATTGGTAGTAACTACCTCGCCAATCGTTCCTTCCTTACCAATGCAGTCCTTAGGCCCAGAGATGATCTTTACTCGCGCATTTGGCTTGTAAGGAGATATACCTTCATTAGCTTCGTCATGCACTACCTTAGCTGTCCCGACCATATGGTTCGTGTTACCAATCTTTTCAGTATTCTTGATATTCTCTGGCTTATTCTCTTCGTCCTTGCGTTTCATCATTGCATTATAGGCAATGGAACCCTTGCGTGGCACCTTAGCTTCGTTAAATGTCATTGCAAGTTCCTTTTCCTTTATTTGTCTTTTCGGATCTTTAATCTGCTTTGCGACGGATGGTTTCTTCTCAATCTGCTTTTCAAGCACAGCAATCTTATTCTTGCGCCACTGAATCTCGGGTGAGAAGTTAGAAAGGTCTAATGCTTCTTCAATTGGCTTAAGGTGCTTAGCCTTCATACCACGCATTACAACATTTCCATTGCCAAGCTTGTGCTCACCGCCATAAACAGTTTTGTAGCTATCCTTACCACCAGCGTACTTAACAACCTCATTTGTTTTTGGATTTACTTCATACCAATCGTCGTCGTTAAAGCTACCCTTAAACGCTTCTGAAACCTTCTCACCCTTATGCTTGCTGTTCTTGTTGAGCTCGATAGCATAATCAGTTTCACGCTGGCCATATACTTCAGCATCATTCTTCTCGGCCCACTTGATGAGAGCATCCTCATTCTTGAAGGTACGCCGCCACGGAGTACGCTTCATACCACGAATTCCATAAGCTTCAATCATGTCCTTTGCAGCTTCAGAAAGAACAACACCCTTCTCTTTGTCTTGACTCCACACGCCATAGCAACGGTCTTCTCCTGGAACTTCAGCAGAGATAGTATCCTTACCACCTTCCATGCGACCCTTGAATTTAATCTTCTTAGCTTGTCGTGGATATGAATTCAAAACTGCTTGCTTCCAATCTTCAAAGTCAGTATAAGCTTGGGCTTCCGTCATCCCAACTGATTCTTTAATAGAACCCCCATTGTGTTCTGCATACTCAATAGCTTCTGCTGGAGTAAAGAATGGACCTTCAATTTCCAAACCACGACGAGAGCTATAGTCTTTATGAATCCAGTTCATAACGTCTTGTGGCTTCAAGTAGCTCATGTATGAAGTGCCCCAATGATAGTCGGGCTTACCTTGATACTTCTCTTCACGCCACTTACCACCATTTGTCTTAGTGACTTTACCAATCCATGAGCGGTGCTCATCTTCATAACAGAATGCTACATAGAAAGTATTTGGGTCTTCATCATCTTCATCATCTTCATAATCTTCATCATCTTCATAATCTTCATCATCTTCCTCCATTAGATCAGCATTCTTATTAGCACCCTCTTTCTTCTTATCTTCCATGTAATTAATGGTGGCATCATTCAGTTCGGAAGCTTCTTTTATGATTGTTAATTCTGTTGTAGAACCTTGATCGAAAATATTTTTAACAGAACGACCCCCGATTCTCATCCCACCATTATATTTTGGATCAGCAATAATAGTGCCTATTTTTTCGTCACCGTCTTCTACCCAACGAATCTTCATTCCTGGTTTTAATTTTGATAAAGGAACGATTTCTTCTTTGACTGCACCTTTTAGCTTACCATTGTTGTATGATGCAATAGTTTCATCGTCATCATACCAATCAGATGCATAAATGCGACCTGTGTTCTTATCCTTATTGATGTATTGAACTACGCCTTGATCTGCACTGACCTTCTTAGCTTTCTGGTGAGCCTTTAGTAAGTCTGCTTGCAGCTGAGCTGACTTTGCTACTGCTGATTCTTCTGAAATAGAAAGAAGTTGCTGTGTAAGTTTCATTAGTGTCTCCAATATGATAGCTTATTTATCGAATGTCCAGAAGAAGTAGGTTAGATCAGATTGATAGAAAGAAGTCTTGAAACTCAGGGCTTTCTGCAGTAGGTCCATTATGATTGAAAGCATAAAACTTACCACATCTGAACATTATTTCGTTATTAGACTTTATGCATCCAACAATGTCCTCACTATCTTTCCAATGCCATTTTTCCATCTTATCTTTCATAATTTCTACAGCAAGCTTATTACTCTTTTCAATTTCAGGATTGTCATATGTTGGATCATTACGACCACCGCACCGGTTGTAGAAACCAGTCATATCATGAGCATCATCGTCAGTTGCACAAAGCCATTCAAAATTGCCTATTGGAAAAATGATAGTAAGGTCTTTACGACTTGCACTGTAGATTGCTGCATCATTAGGACTACCTGAGCAGAACATCCAGTCTCTAGCCTTTACGCCAAACTTGTCTTCGAAGTATTTGTTAATACCGTCATGCATAGTGAATGAAGAATCTCTGGGTCCTTCACGTTCTTTCCAAGTTTCTACTTGATAGTCTTTCGGTATATTGTGGGTGCCGCGATATAGCATCTGTCGGCCATGCGTACCCTTTAGCATGGCAAGATATACAGAACACTCTTTCTTGAATTTTTCTAAGTCAAACTCAGATGCTTCGCTTAAGAATTGTTTAAAAGAGATCATTCTCGGTACCATCCATTGCAAAGAAGTTCTAACTCTTTTCTTGACATTATTTCTGGAGCAAGATACTTGGTCTTCTTGCTATTCATTTCTTCTAGAACCCTACGGCCAGTAAGGTTAGATACTTTCTTAGAATAGAAGTCTTGCACTTCATTGAATAATTTTTTCATAGCAGCATCATCTAGTACGCCAGAATCATTATTGATTTCTCTAAAGAATGAAACTTGACTTTTTAATTCGGCTGCATTTTCAGCGCTCTTCTTAAAATTAGCTTCGATAAATGACACATCAACAGCTCTACCAATTTTTTCTTCTCGTTCCTTTGCTCGCTTCTTTGCCGTTTCTAGTGATGTAGTCACATTAATAATGCCGATATCATAGCCCACCGATTTTAAAATGCCAATACGTCTATGGATATTTTTCAAATTACTAGATGTACCATCGATGAATAGTGGTAATACCCCGTCCAGATAATTCATTAACATAGTCTTTGTTATGCGGTGTGCAGAGTCTTTAAAATCATCCCATGTTTCAGAATTAATTTTCTTATCAATTTTTGCAGACATAAACTCTGAAGCTTTGTCAGTATTCACAATCTTTGGGGATACCACCCCATTTAGTTGTGCAGTAGTGTAAGACTTACCAGATCCAGGTATTCCAATAACAAAGATAGCCTTTAGGATGCCCTTGTCCGAACTAGATTCTAATAAATAATTTTTGAAAGATAACTGCACGGTAGTCCTTGTGTTACTTCAGAACAAATATAGTAGATGGTATTTCTCTATCATAGAGAATGCTAAGTGTAAAGATATTTATATTACCCAAGGATCAACGATGACGGGAATACCGTCATTACGATGCATGAAATTGCCGCCATGAAGATCAAACCTATAACCATCGTCATAAGCTATTCTAGATAGATCACCAATAGTTGTTAGAAGAAGTCTAAAATCCTTTTCTCCTAGAAGAACCATTAATTCTTCAATTGCTTCCGCTTGTGATCTTAAAAGATGAATGGGGGATTCATCCTCATTGTCTAGCTCGTGCACGTGCATTACAATGTCATTGATTGTCTTTGCTTTATTATGTGATCGATCAATCTCTTCTGAGATATTTTCAAGAGCGTTAGCAAGATCGTCTGGAAGCTTCTGTAATTTTTCCATTCTGATCTGAAGATACATTTCTTCTTTCCACTTAAATGATTCCCAACCATCAAATTTTGGAAGAAATTCATTAGTGCTATTCTTTTTACAATAAGCAGCCCAGGCTTTAAACATGTATTGATCTTTAGAAAATCCAGCATCATCGCCACCATGACCAGTGCCAAATACTTTCAGCACCCTACCAGTCTTTGGTTCAAGATATGCAGATTGATCAACACCTTTGCCAATATACTTATAGCCCTTCTTTTCTAAGGATTTTCTGATACCACTGGCTGTGTTTGACCACTCTGTTATGAATTCTTTGAATCTCATTTTTAATCTCATTTTGAATGATCCTTATTCCAGAATGTCTTACCCATTCCTGTTTGAAGTTTAGAAGGTGCTACGTCATTGCCGCACTCTCGTGCGAGCTTATACATTTCAGTAGCAATGCCTTTACGTCTGTGAGCTGGTTGCACAGAAAGATCAAGAGCCTCTAGATGATCACCATGCTTCTCGAAATTTACCCAGCCACACTCAGTGCCGCCTGCTGTTTTAGCTACTATTCTAAACTGTTCGCTCTTGTGTGCTGGCTTAGCATTCATCTTTACCCAACCACAAGTAGCAACTAGCTTGTACTTACCATCGAGGATTTCCTTTTCTTTCTTGAAGTCAGTGTAGAAAATCTTGTCATTAACTTCTTCCTCGATCTTGATTTTCTTCTGCTGTTTGGTCGCGTCGTCAATACTATCAAACTTGTCGTCCTTAGTCAAAATAGCTTTGCTTGAGAACCAAACCTCTCGATCAAGAGGAAGCTTCTTACCAAACTCAACAAGCTTAAGGCTTAAGTTTTGCTGGTCCCGCTTCTTAAGGACAGCATCAGCGAGGAATTCTTTAAAGGAAATATTACTCATTTGACTGGTCCCTGCGTAGCTGTGCATCATAGCGTTCTGCAGCCTTCTTAAGTTCCAACTTCATATACTTGTCGAATGATTTATGCACTGGGAATCCGCTCTTCTTCAAATCATAAAGCATATCAGCAAAGGTGGCCAGTGGCATTGATACTGCCACGCCCGAGAACCATGCTTCAACCCCCAATTGATTGTGAGGTGGAATGTCATCACCCGCTGTAAGCAGTCTAATGTCCATTGAGGTAGGAGAGAACAACGCATTGGCGAGAGTTGTCATCTTTTTATCATCAAGACAGCGTGAGAAGAGCTTAAGGCATTCAGTGTAGTTAAAGCAATTACCAGTTTCACTGTCACTTATAGCTTTTATAATTTTGTCCGGGGCAACATTAGTTAAAAAATCATCAAGCACCTGCATATCATCAAATACCTTATTGCCACGCAGTCCTAGTTCTCTCAGAAACATTTCAATTTCATTACTCACCTCCTGCACCCCAATTCCTGATTGGACAAGTGGGGTGTGCAATGATTGTGAAAAAATATCAGGATGTTTAAGTGCTGCTATTTTTGTTCCATCTATCGGAATCAAAACATTTACAGTGCCATAGTTTTCAGCTGTTGTTAATCCAGTTGAACAGATAAGTGAATTCTTTCTCTTTGGATAATCCTTAAAGCCCGCTGAATTATCCATTAGCAGCTGGTAAATATTGTTTGTATCTCTAGATGTTCGGTGCGCTTTAGTAGTGTCGATTATTTTATAACCATCTGCTTCGTTCTTTCCACCAGACAGCCCACGAAACAAGATGCTACCATTCTTAATGGACTCAAGTCCAGACTTAAACTGGGCATTAAGAAGCGTTACCAGACCCTCGAGGCCAATGTGTTCGACATCCCACTTCTTTATGGCTGTCTCAGACAGGAATTGCTTGAACGAAATCATTTTACCTCTTTACTAATTCCATCAATATTGATCATACGTAATACTTCTTCCCTGGAGGCAATCACCAAGTTGTTGGTTGTCTTACCTCCACCTGGTGAATAAGGTGCGAACACTTGGTTTGCTCTCTTACGATCTGACTTTACCTTAGCGCGGCTGTTCACTGCTGCTAAAGCTATATTTAAGTAATTGGCAGCAACTTCTGCATTTCTGGCTGCATATCGAGGTTCAATGATCTCGGTATAAGCTGTTTGTTGGTGGAATGTTTGGAGTGCAGTCTCATAGACCAAGTCGAGACGTTCTTCAATGACCTTGTCATCCTCATCCTTGTGATCTACTGGAGCTTCAGTAAGCTGTCCTTGCGGAACTTGTTCAGCTACCGTATATTCCTGCGCGATGTCAATAGTACCATCTTCCATTCCAAAGACGGATTCGAGTGGGTGGGACATTGATGTAACAGGTTTCATTTTCTCATACCTCTAGTTCTAATGGTTCTATTTCCTGGTCTCGCAGGATTCGTTCTTGCTGTCTGCTTCTTGTTAATAAGACCAGCGAGGTCCTTCTCAGTATAGACTCTGAATCCCCATCCTTGTGTCTTAGCAAATGCTGCAGCTGCCTGCCACTTTGCCGTGTTCTGTAGGACCATTGCCTTATCGTAAAGCGTTCTAGCCTTTTCAGCAAGAGCTTCTTTCAATGGCTTGATCTCCACTATTAACACAAAGCCATTAGCATACTCAACTACAAAGTCTGGCCAGTAAAGCGTGTTGCGCTTCTTGATTGGATTGTAGTACGTGATGCTAAATGGTTCAGAAGACCAGGACTTTACGGCTGGTGATCTTTCAAGAGCTCCAGCGTAAGCTGTTTCCCAGGATGACCTGAATGTAGGAATCTTATGACCTGAGTATTTAGCGAACCGTGGATCGATTGACTGTCTGGTTACGTTAGCCACTTACTAGCTCCTTCTTCTTTCGAACCTTCGGAGGTTTAGTCTGCTTAACGCCTTGGTGGTAGATGCTGTGCTCTGTAATTACCCTGAACGTCCAGCCTCTTGATTCACAGAAGATATTGGCTGCCTTCCACTTTGCTTCATTTACTTCAAGTGCCGCCTTTGATCGTTCTGACTTAGCATACTGCTCTACTGATTCATGACGTGGTTTTACCTCTACGACTTCCTTCTTAGTAGCTCCAGTCTTATCGACGTACTCAACAAAGAAGTCAGGCCAGTACTCATGAACTCTACTATCTACGGGGCTAAGGTATGGTATAACCTGCTCTTCTGATCCCCATCTGATAACAGCTGAAGATGAGTCAAAGAATTTCATTACTGTTAGCTCCCATGAAGAGCGGGCAAATATTTTTTCAATGTCTCCAACGTACTTGGAAGCATTCTTAGGAATGAATCGTGCTCTAAAGGCCATTATTCTGAACTGCTAATTACCTGTGAAGGTGGTGTTGTAACTCCAGCATTGTCAGTGACAAGAGTAGGAGATGGGCGGGCAATAGCTTGGGATACACCACTTGCTGCATTAGCAAGAGTCTTTGCCGTTGCTTGTCCAAGGGTACCACTTACTGAAGAGATTGTAGTTGATAAAGCTCCACCCGCAACATCACCAAACATTCCGCGAAGAGCATTGCTAACAGTCGTCTGAGCCATTCTAGAACCTTGGCGCGCGAGGATGTCAATAAATGGATTGCGATTGTTACCAGCAGCAGAACCAGACTGGCCTCTAATGATGTTGGCTTCAGTAGCGCTGTAGCCATTCAATATGTCACCACCCGGGAATGTGTTGCCCAGCACCGTTGTTGCTCCCATACCATCACCACCAAGGGTGATGTGAAGAGCATCATAGTCGAATGAGGCTGAAATTGTTGCAGCTTCAGAACCACTTTCATGGTCTTGGTTTTGAGTGTTGTACTCTGCTAGACGCGGATTTGTGAAAATGAAGCTGTTAACGCGCACCAAGTTTGGAAGACTTGAGGCAGTCTTATCTGACATGTTCACGTAAAACTGGTCGATTGTCAATGACTTTAAGATGTCCTTTCGACCACGATTACCATTTGCAATAGCACCGCGATTACCAGTGTCAAGCCCTTGATAGTTTGGATTAAAGGCGAAGCCATGGTTTTCCATGTTGTCATCATCTTGCTGTTTGTTGCGTGTGATTGGGCTGAAGAGCATCATGTACGCATTAACGAAAGCTAAAGCATGATTCGCAACGTCATCATAAAAGACCAAGTTAAGGTTTTCATGGGCGATGCCCTTAAGAATCTTCGTTTTGAAGTTGTACATATTCACTTCTTCATAGTCAAACTTTACCTTTGGCAGATCGATTGACTTAACTACGAACGTAAGGTCTCGGCTGATGTCATTGACATTGAAGCCAAGTGATGAAGCCATTTGCGCTGGCTCTGGGTGGAATTTAAATTCAACCTTGAAGAGGAACTTATTCTTAGGATCAAAGCCACCAGAAAAGTTTGTAAGAGCTGAAGCGTATGGAGTAGGATCCCAGACCCCAGTCTGAACATTTTTAATGACAGATGCAGCGTCATTCGGGCCAGCTATTTGAGTAGAAGCAGTCGTGAATATTTTTCCAAGCTCACCACTAACCTGATTTTCAACTGCAGCCCCGAACTGGCGGTACGCTTCTGACTCGAGAGCTACGCCCGTGCTACCAATTAAACCTGAGATATCTGACATTGCATTTCCTAAATGTGGATGACTTATTTATTAGGACCTGCACTACTTGGAAGATGAGGAAGATGATTTATGAGGAAGATGATTTAGCCAAGCAAAATAAAAGGGACCGTTCGGTCCCTTTTAAAAGTTGCTATCCTATTAAGAAGCTGGTGATGCTGGAGGAGCTGGAGGAACCCAATCTTCCTTCCAATCAGCTATAGCGTCTTCCTTCCAATCTTCCTTCCAATCCGTCTTAACCCCGGGAACGGAATCAAAAAGATCCTTGATAGGGGTTGGTGATGTTGCCATAATTTGTTTCTCCTAAGTTTAAAGGTTACCAGCCAATGCTGTACCGTATCCTTGACCGGTAAGCTCTTGACGCGCATGGTCAAAACGAATCGTAAGATCAATTGTTAATGCTTCGCTTGAACCGTAGTCAAGGCCACTATAGCTAGCCTTCTGCAAGAAGCAACCTTCAAGCTTCCACGTTTCAACAACACCTTCGTTACCATCCAACTGTTGAAGGATAGTACCAAACTTGTAGTCAGAACCAGTAGCTGCTGAATTCAACCATGTGCCTGCAAGGTCGGCGCCAATCAAGCGTTGTTGAGTTTCAAGTTGTCCTTGGACAGCGTAAGCTGCAAGACCAGTAATATCGTCTTCAACCGTAATGTTAATAGCTTCCCATGAGTGCTTGCCAGCAACGTAAGCCGTGCTGTTATAGCGCTCAATTTTTATTTCTTCAAATGACAAGTTAGGTCTGTCCATCTTGACAGCTTGACGAGTAATTTCGCGAGATGAAGCACCTGAAACTAAGCGTGCAAGATTCACGAAGGTGACCTGCCATCTATATTGTTGCTTAGGATGCAACACGCCAAAGCCGGCACCCGGAATCCCCATTTGACTTAATGTTGCCATAGTATCTCCTTGTTTGATAAGTCGTAAGAGTTAATCTCATTCATAGGTTATTTATCACTTAATCGTGATTTCTCGGTAAAATTGACGGGGGCTAAGCGTTCTTTATAAGCCGAAGAAGGTACTCGTAGAGCCCCTTAGCATCACCTTTTAATTCAGCGGGTGTATCAAATGAATGATAGTATCTGGTTCCATAGTCCGTTTGATCCTGCTTAAGGATTTCATACACTTTAGACATCGGAATAGCCCAGTATCCAGGAAAGTCAAAGAAACCGATCTCGTGCTTTAAATTGATAGCGTGTTCAAGGTCTCTTGATTCAATATAGTTATGCTTAAAGAGTGACTTGGTAGCCATAACTATTTCTGCTCTAAAGGTTTTCAGATCAATCTTTTCCATTTTCTCATCTGAAACACTGTGTTCTAAAACATCGGTGATATATTCTTGAACTTCGGGACTGCCCTTGATGAACTCGTCAACTGTAAATTTCTTAGCAAAATCTTCAAACATTGACTGAACGAGGTACACGTCAACGGATCCACCTAGCTCTTTAGCTATTTCACTGAACATGGAAGAGGATTCCTCGTATGAGTCAGCGTACTCTGGAGAGTAGGTGAAGCTAAAATCACCAGCAGGGAAGATAAAGTGGGTGGGTCCGTAAGCCTTCGCCATCGCCTGTGAACCAGTCGCGTAAAGACAGTTTGCGCGAATAGACTTATAGCCAAAAGCAAGTTGATAGCCCATGTTGAACATGAAGTTGAATCCTGGACCAGAATCCTTGGGGGCTCTATTCTTTGAGGCTGGTGAGAAGGTGGCTTGATCTTCGCTTATACCGCGAATTCCTCTTAAAAGTGGGGAATCCCCAGACTCGTTAAGAAAGTACTTGCACTCGTTCTTAATACGGGGCAGACTCACGAATAGAGGAACCACAGCCGCGCTCTCGTTAAGGAATTCTTTAAAGCTTGGTCTCATGTCAAGTTTTCTAATTTATATTTTGCACGGTAGATAATAGAAAGAACATTATCCCATTCATTTAAGAGATTAGTGTCTGCTGGATTAAATACTGAGCGTGAAGATTCTGCCCATATAGCTAGTTCACGAATAAATGTCTGTGCATCTTGTGTTTGAAACACGAGTGCAGTCGTCGCTGGGATATTTAGAATACCATACTTGCCTTGGTAAAGTTCAGCAACAGTGTCAGCACCCTCAAGCAAGCCTTCATACAAATCATTTAGAGCTAAATGCTGTGCAAAAGAACGCGTGCGAAGATGAAGCATATGTGCTAGATCACGAGCTGCAAATAGTTGTGCTATAAGATTTTCCATAGGATTTGGGGGGAGGACCTTAAGGTCCTCCCCCCCTCTATTAAGGCATTGAAGCGCCAGTAGAAAGAACGCGGATTGGAATGTAGATAAATTCAGCTGCATCCATTGGCTTAAGAGCAACGTCCATAATCAGCTGGTTATTGTCGATCACTGTTGGAGTGTTGTTTGATTCGTCGCAAAGAGTTACGAAGTCATACAAGCCATGCTTAGCCATGATGTCATTCAAGAATCCATCAGCGACTGACTTAAGGTTGTCGCGAGTGATCTTGTCGTTAGGTTCGAAGACGAATGGGAAAGCACCCTTGCGAAGAGCTCTCTTGATGTACATAAGCAAGCGCATTACATTAACACGATCAAGAGCGGAAGCTGCACCATAGGAAGTCTTCTGGCCCCAAACAATCAAACCGTTTCCTGGGAAGAATACAATTGGGTTGATGTTCTTGAAGTACTCGTACAAGTTATCACGCTGACCTTGGTTAAGGTTGGTCTCAATGAATGTTGTAGCTGTTCCAAGAGTTCCTGAAACGTATCCAACAGAAGTAACACCAGTAACTGAACCACGGCGGACACCAGCTGGAGCAAACCAAACATATGCCTGATTGTCGCTGTATGCGTAGGTGCGAACTGCAATCCCGGATGGAGCAACAACAATATTTGTACCATCAAGATTAGATGCCATGCCCCATAGGTAGTAGTAAGCTGCATTAGATGATGTAACGCGTTCTGTAGTAAGTGCCCATGTAGCAGCTTGTTCAGGAGTCTTATTGAGAGGAACATCAGCAATAACAAACGCTTCATCATTGATGGAGTTTGAAAGAGCTACAAGTTCATTAACAACTTCTGGGTAACCTGGGGCAAGGATCAAGTTATACTCATAAATTTCAGAACGTACTTCTTGGTTGCTGTTAATTTCAGCAGCCAGCGCTGTAGCGATAGCAACTCTCTTAGCAGCATCATTAGCACCAAGAGGAGCCGTAAGGTTAACCATCACAAGTGAAACGGTGAAATCATCTCCGGCAACAAATGGAACTGTTCCAGCACTAATCAAGAAGTTAATGAAGTTGTTGTCATAAGGAACACCAACTTGACCCATGATAGATGGACCAGATACTGTACCTGTTACTGAGAAGGTTGTTGCACTGGTAAAAGTGATAACCCATGTTTCAACTGTAGCGTTAACGTCAGCTACTAAGCCAGTCATCGTACCATTGCCAGTTCCGGTGAAGCTGTTTGGCGTATAAACGATGTCGAAGGTAAAGTAGTCATCTGCTGTAAAGGCAACTGAACCAGAAGTAATTGTGAACGTAACCTTTGAAGACGTGAATAAGGTGTTAACAGTACCAGTACCAATGATGCCAGTGTCAGAACCAGTTACGGTGTAACCAGTTGGGCTTGTGAACACCACGTTGATTGTTTCAGGCTTAACTTGGCTGGATGATACATCAGCGCCAGTCATGATACCATTGCCAGCACCCACACGAGTAGTTGGACCAGCGTGCGGGATACCAACTGCAATAAACGTTTCTGCAGCATCTGTCAAGTCGACGTTTGCGCGAACAACGTAAGCGCGATTTGCCAAACCAAGGAACTGGTTAAGAGCAAAAAGCCCGTACTCATTACGAGCATCGCCATGGAATTGGTTACCGGCAGAATCAGCTCTGAACGATGGAATACCATAAAGCTGCGTGCTCTGACCAATAGAGGTTACTGTACGAACAACCGAGTGCTCTGTAGTACCCGATGCAATAGTAAGACCATTTGGTTGAACTTTATTCTTTTCAGTTGCAACGAAGAACAATGGAACTGTTGATGCCGCTGCTGGGATGAAGAATGATTCATCGATAACTGTAACTGACACGCCTGGGGAAACAAGGGTTGCCATATTTAATATCTCCTTAATATATCTCTTTTAATGCATCTTGGGTTGTTGAGCTGCATTTGCGTTTGTGACTATGTATTTATGTTCTTTCCAGGTTTCGGGGCCAGAACAACAGCTTCTTTTAACCTGTTATATCGATTGTTCCATACTCTGGACCGTTGGTGAAGGGAACAAGGTTACCCTCGTCATCGTACTCGTTGATCTGGAAGCTTGACAGGTCACCGATTCTAAGCGTAATTTTTCGAACCACATCATCCTTCATATCAACTGGGGCTGAAAGCCAGATGTTTGTCGCAAAGGTAAGTGTCCACATGAGAAGACGGCGTTCACCACCAGGAGGATAGTTTTCCTCATTGTTGATTCCAGTGAGCTCAACTGAGGCTATCTTCGTCCAGTCAAGAGCAGCGTCAGAGGTTTGGATCTGAAGAATGGGATCAAACAGAACAAGAAGCTGCTCCAAAATTTGGTGCATTTGCTGCGTGTTAGATGCAATTATAGCAAGCTCTGTTGTCATGATGTATGGGATAGGCATAACACGAGTAACAGTCTTCAGGTCAGCAGGATAGACACCACCAGCAGGTAGAAATGTTCTACGATCGACTACGCCGATACCCTTGCGCTGCGATGAGATTTCAAGACCAGCCATATTAGCAACCATTGACGGCACCGTGAATGGTTTGTTCTGCGTGTTACCAGCCTGAATAGCCGCAACTACCCTATCCCTGCTTCCAATGGCAATAGGAACGGAAATGAACTCTTCTTCAGCACACTCGCCCTTACCTGTCTTTACAGTAAGACCTGCGAAGATGTTGCAGAACTGAAGGAGGTAGGAACGAAGTTGACCTTCGTAAAAGTAGCTGGTGATCATATTCCGTATGCTCGTTTAAAGTTTGTTTTATCTTGTTCCGTAAGGTTTGTAGTATCACAAGTGTACGTTCCATCCTTCAGTTTGATGGCTGTAGAGGTCCAGAATGCGTGAGCTGGTTTGCTATCACCTGGTGGAGTTTCTCTGAAGCTCGTTGAAACTGGAATAGAAGCTTCTTTAAGCTCATCAGGAATCTCGAGCTTTATATCTCGCCACAGTGTGCCATCAGCTCTTTTCTTCATCAGCTTTGGATCACGGTGCTTTGGCACGAAGAGCTGTTGCATAATGTTCTTTTCAGACAGGCATCGCTGAATGTCCCTTAGATGAGCATAACCTAACGCATAGTCATCTACCCACGAAGGTTCAACTACCTTCGTGGCTTCGTTTAGGAAATTTTTAAAGATTATCATACTTTAGTGCTAAGAGCTTGGTTAGTAGGTGACTGAAGAATGTTTCGTACAGATGGCTTATGCGAGCTGTAGTCACCACGACGATCAGTCTCAAGGTACAACCAGCGGTTCTTTACCATTGAGAAGCGGTAAAGGCGTGGTGGTAGCTTAAGATGCGCTGGATAGTTAAGACGGTAGTACTCACCATCGGTTGCCGTTGTAACGTCTGGCAGCTTGTATCCCTCGGTGAATGGTTGACCATCTTTTGGAAGGCCATCTTCGATGTAGAGATTAGGCTTAGCGCTTGAACCAGCAGCAGGTGGCTGACCTTTTGCATTTGATGGTGGCATGATAGGGTGAAGCTTGACAGCATCAAGCTCTCTACCATCTGCGGAACCAGTTTCTGGAACCTTGTTAGCAGCGGCAGTAATAATCTCTTCTGTTTGTGTGAGCGGTGTGTCATCTATCTGCTCACCAATTCCATCTGAAAGAATGGAATCAGCAACAAGGTACTTCTGAGTATCAATTGTTCCAAAGATGTCGCGTGTCTCTTGAGATGGGAGAGCTTGAGCAGCAGAAAAGCGATAGACAGTTGGTCTCCACGACGTGCTGAATCCTTCTGATGCCCAACCAGTGTCTGTAACTTCAAGGAACTTTCTAACTGGACGAAGATTTTGGTCGTACTGAAGCTCAGGAATAACCTCAACAATGTCACCGACAACGATAGGTCTACCTATCAATGAGACCATTGTAGCAAAGGAGACCGTGAATGAGTATGAGTCAAGGATGGACAAACCAAAGCGGCTCAAGTCAGACATTGAGTCAGCAGGAGAGTACATCGCCTTCATGAAGGTTGGTTCGAGAGCGTAGTCACGATCGCGGTTCTCATTGAAGAACAGGTCTTGAATGTTGTTGATGTCCGTCGGAACAGTGTCGGTAATGTCAAAGGAAATAACTTCCCAGCTACCGCTACCAGTAAACATTGTAGGCGTAACTCTAACAGCTCTTGTCGTCACTACGTGCTTGAAGTTCAACGTCTGTGGAAGCGGTGATTGAATAAGGTTGTACATACCAAGGCGCTTCCAAACGTAGTTGATCTGGAAGCTAAACATATCGCCAGAAGCGAAGCTAGTAACGCCTTGATTGATTGTAAATGATGCATAGGTTGTTTGGAAAGGTGAACCTATGGTAGCTACTCCAAGGTTCAAGATAGAACCATTTGCAAGAGTGGTAGATACAGAAAATGAAGTAGGAGAGGTTGCGATAGCTCTGACCATTCCCTGACTTACGTTAGGACCAAGGACGGTAATAGCTATCGTGCCATCACCAGTTCCAGTAAAGATAGGAGAAGTTGCCTCACATGAACCATCTGAAATTTCAACCTTTACTTGGCGAGCATACTCATTAGGAGTATTTGCCTGTGTGATGCTAATTGAACCAATGCTGGTCCACTTTGACTTTTGTGGGTCATATTCTGACTCACCACTGTAAACTGTCTTTACGCCAAAGTCAATACCAATGTAGGCAAAGCCGGCGATAGCACTTCCCACCTGAGATGATTTCCAAGATGAGGAACCCGAATTAATACCTGACAGAGGATAGCCAGGGTAGGACGTTGACGAGAACAAGCTTCCTTGACTGAGAACTGAACCATTACCCTGCTCGTGGACACCAAGCATCTTGAAGAGATTGATTGGAGCTCCAGAGATGTTGAGCTGTTCAGCTACGTATGTCTCCTGGCGTGTCTGATCATTAGCAGCACAGACGTCTTGGGTTAAACCAGAAATCTGCCAGGTGCCAGAGTCTAAAGTAGGAGCTGCGTATGTTGCTAGCGCGGAGGTGTTTAATCCCGTCTGTGCGCGAGAACCATCTGGATTGTTAATACTTCCAGCGCCATTTTCGCAAGGTAATGTCTGGGGCATATTATGCGGCCTTTCTGTTTAGAGCAGCTTGACGCATACGTTCACAGGAATCCTGTGAACGTATCATTCCAATTTTTGCTTTATTTGAAAGAGCTATTTGTGCTCTAGTTTCCAAACTCATAGGTGCCTTTTTCTTTGCTGCTGACAGCTTCTTACGATGATTTTCTTTTTCTTCATCTGATCTATTATTTAGACTATTACTGGTGATCTTGGAAAGTTTTGTTTTGTACTCTTCATCATTAGCTAATCTAGCTTTAACTTCTTTCTGAGCAGTCCGCATCTTCTGTCTCACTTCTTTGCTACGTTTCTGTCCAGTATTCTTAGCAACTCTGTTTGTGATCTGTTCTGGAGATTGTTTGGGAGCTATATAGCCATCTGCCAATCTTTGTGCCCACGTTTTTTCAATCCTTCAGAAACTTTTATCTTTGTCTCTTCTTTTAGAGAAGAGCCGTGCTGATTTCCCGTCCCACCGCTTCTAATATTCATACACATAAGGTCTGATCTAAGTTCAGGATTTATTAGAATTTCAATAAAATGTTTCTCTCTACCGTGTTTCTTTATTGAACGTGATAGAATTGAACCACTTCCTAAATACCCACCATCTAAATTATCTGTCGAGTGCATGCCCAAATAAAACTTCTTGGCGACAATGCACGTCGTTTTATAAATTGCATGATATTTTCTCTGTTCAGCTCTATTCATAATTTCTCCTTGTGAAATTTTTATAGAACATTGCAAAAATGTGCCCTAGCCAAAGAAAAGTGCCGCGTTACCAAAATTAAGACCACCATTACCAACTTCATAGTCGGTGATCTGTCGAAGAAGCTCTGTCTGTTGTTCGGTGGAGCGCTGAAGCAGGCTTTCACCATTCAAGGTGATGCCACCATTTGCACCTGGAAGAGAGCTCGTGTACTTGGAACGAATCTCGCCAAGCATTTCCCAAAGTTCAGACTGTGCCCATCCTTGGAGCCACTGCTTAGCCCAACGATCAAGAAGAAGTTCCTGCTCTGTACGTTCCATTACGACTTCAAGTACAACGCGTTCCTGTTCCTGGTTAAGGTTGCGAAGGATAAGAAGCTGACGAGTAGCTTCATCCCACGTAAAGACAATGTTACCAGCGAAAATCTTCTCATAGGATTCAGCTAGCTGAGCCATCAAGTGAATTGAAAGGATGTCAACGTTCGAACCCTGGTAAAGCTGGTTGAAGAATGCTTGAGCATACAAACCATTTTCAGCTGAGATGGAGCTAATGCCAAGCTGGCCAATCCGGTGAACCTTCAACACGTTCACGATCTTGTCAGTCTTGTCACGCGGATCATTTAGATAGTACAGTGTCTGACCGCGCTTAAGCGTGTAAGACACGTGACGGTGACTGTATGCATTGTCGGCCCTACGGCGGAATTCATCAAGCGCGTTGTCAATAGCAACGTTAAAGTGATCTTCATTTAGCTCGTTACAGACAGCTGGCCATCCAAGCTGGTTCTTCAAAATCTTGATTAGGCGAAGACGCTCGGCATATGAGCCGTCTGTACCTACTCCGACCTTATCAGAGATCGGGGTGCCAGCGCTAGATGTGTCTGCGCGAGACCATCCCGTTCCAACCCAAACCATTAAGGATGAAGTGGAGGTATTGTAGAAGAAGTCACCGATCTGCGGTATGTATGGGTCAAACGTACCACCAATCAGGTTAGACTGGGCAATGCTTACAAAGCTACCACCAGCGAAAACGTGAACCAAGTCAGGTGAAGGATCAAACCACTGCCCAAGACTGTAGAACTTAAGCGAGTAGGTGGCGGGTGCTGCTATGACTGCCTGGATGGATAAATAGGCAAAGTCGCCAGTGACAGCTGAAGTAGGAAGAGATGAAACGCTCGCAATGCTGTTGAATGGAGCCCATGCAGCTCCAAGCTTTACAAGGGTGTTGGTTGGGTCACAGATGACCCACTGCGTACCATCAAAGTATTTAAGGTGTTGATCGATGCTGTTGAAGAACAGCATGCTCTTCTCAATTGGAAGGGAATCACCGATTGGAACTGTAGCTTGATTACTCTTAATCCAAGCTGACATCTGATCATTCCATACCAGCACACTGTTAGCTGTTGGGTCAAAATAGATTTGACCGTTGACTGGATTGTCTGGAGGGAGGATGGCAGAAGGGATCGAACCCGCGTAGGAGTTAGAAGACTTCTCAATAACGCTGTTTGAGTCAAGTGGGTATGATTGCTGACCAAGCGTGTAGTATTGAAGAATGTTTGAGGCAGCATGGATCGAAGCGAAGTAGATCTTATTTGGGTCTACATTAGTAACATCAACGTACGTCTGTTGAATATTGTCACCGAAGAAACCGTAGAAGGCGGCAACGACTTGAGCTGTGTCGATCTTATCAGCAGGGGCTGCCCAGTTTGATGATGCAATGTAGCGGGTACCATCTGTTGGAAAGTTGACAGCAGAAAAACGCTCTTCTGACAGAAGAACTACCGCGCCAGCATAGGTTGCTGAATTAACAGGTAGGTCCCAGGAAATTCTAAGCGTGGTTGGGTTTGTCTTAATGACGGTTAGAGTCATAGCTCTACCATCATTCCAAAGCTCGTGCGTTGAGAGTTGAAGCTGATCTGACATTGATATCCTGACAATGTGAATTGTTATCACATATTTATGCTATCTAACAGGATTACGGTGTCTTTCAGATTTAAAGGATCACTTCAAGTAAATAAAGAAACAGTGGAGAACATTCATGAGCATCAACGATCGTACAAAAGCAAAGAGGCACCTTTACATGCCAGGAGATACCGTATCAGGCGTGATCAAGAAGTACAACCTCTTTGACATCTCAAAGCAAGAGATGGACGCTATGATTGAAGAGTACAAGCAGATAAATGCACCTGGTGTTATTAAGCCAGGAATGAGTGCCCTGATACCAATTCTAGTGCGTCATCACGATGCTGTCTTTAACCGTTAAGATGTTCGTTTAGAGTATCGATGTAGGCTTCAAGTTCAATCTTGCGGGTTGCCATTGCAGCCAATGTGTTGTCAACCCTCATAACCCCGTGACTGCGGGTCTGACGGCTGTAATCAACTCCTTGAAGGCGGCCAATGCTGGCGGAAACAAGCTTATGTTCCGCGATTAGCTTGTCAAGGTATTCTTGTGAGAAGTGCTGCATATAGTTATCCTTTATGGTTATTTTTCTGGCGAGCAAGCGCCTTAGGAAGTTCATCATGTTGATTGATTATAAACCAGTGACAAGCTGATAAAAACTTCAATCAGAACATTTCTGAAAGCTGGTCATCATTGCGGTCTGCTACTATCTTTTCTATCCTACGACGCTCACGGTAAAGTGAAAGCAGGAAGTAGCTGCTTAGGAACATGAACACCCCAGTGAAGAGATTAGGAAGCAACCAGTCCATTGCTGCAAAGTCATGTCCATTTGTATAAATGAAGTAGATACGGTAGAAGAAATTTAAGCCTGATACAATAGCCACGCAGGCGGTAATGTAACCATGCGCGAGAACACCACTGTCAATCTCATGGTTATACTTTATCCAGATGTACTCTTGGTAGTAGGAGATGAACGGTATTAGAACCCATCCGCCAAGTAGCGCTGACATACCCGAGACAAACGATACGAGGATTGTTAGGGGCACGTAAAAGTCTTCCATGTTACAGGCTCGCTAAGTGTTCTTTATCTTTCTTGCCCAAGCACTTTTCCGCAGCTGCGATAATTTGTGCCTTATACTTATGCACTTGCTTGTTACCAAGTGCATCGAATGTTACGAGATCAGGCTTAGTTCCCGGCTTACCAAAAACAACATTGATGCCATAATAGTAATCATCTTGCGCATCAGCATCTGGTCCCATAACAAGTACCATCACCCCATCTGGCTCATGGGAGACATTAGTACCTTTAAACTGTTCTGCCTCATCAAGGCGCCCGCACAGCAGCTTCTTAACTGCCAGCTGAAGGAAACTTTCCTTCAGGCCTTCATTCTTTTTGATAGCACACTTTTGCTCGCTAACAGTATGGAGCTTGTGCTTAAGACAGTCGTCAAGCTCCTTTTGAGCTTGCTCGTTGGCGGCAAAATCACCAGCAAGTACAGAATACTTTTCATTCTTAGCTTCCAAGACCTTGCTCATCACTCTGCGACCATAGGATTCCTGCTTCTGTGTTCCGAGAGCTCCAAGTGGGTGAACTGCCATATATGCGTCGATAAGGTCCTTAGTGAAGTTCTCATCGTAATCAAAATAGTAGTTAGCTGAGTTGCGGCCTATGTCCTTCTCAGCCATCTTCTTTCCGGCTTCTAGGATATCCTTTTCTGTTTTAAGATCAGCTGGTAGGCGCTTTGCGATGTCATCAGCGTAGCGCTCTTCCTTTTCCTCTGACGATGAATTTTCCTTTGAAACTTCTTCAGACTCCTTGATCATAAGGTGGTCTGATGCTCCAATGCCGCGAAGGCTCTTAGCATTAAACTTCATTGTTTCTTTTGTCTTGTGATCATAGACTATGATGGTTGTTGGGGTAATTTTCTCGATGTTGAACTTACCGTACAGCCCATCGTCAGCGCCCTTGACTGACTGGCAAACCTTCACAATGTCACCAACAGCATACTCTTCCTTAACGTCACGTCGCTTCTTTAGCTCTTCCGCGCGTTCAAAGTCCTTATCCTCGCTACCATGTCCCTTCTTGCGGTCAGCTATCTTGTAGCCGATTAGCTTCATGAGCTGCTCGTCAGCTTCGTACTTAGTAGGATAAACCCATTCCTTCTGCTCTTTCCAATCCCTGGCATCAGAGATGATAGCCCATTCATGATTGCGCTCCTCAACCTTGTAGAACGTCTTCACAGTTTCCCACCAATCTTCACCTGCATACTTAGCATCCAGGTTCTTCATCTTAGCTTTCATTTCAAAATCCATCTGATCATTAGCTAGCTTAAGAACGTTAGCTAGCATTTTTGGATCAGCATTAGACTTCTTAAGCTTTTCATAGCGCGCGAACGCCTGAGCAGCGGTTTCATGCTTAAGCTTTGCTTCTTGGATTGTAGTTAGTTGATGGATGAGCATGTTTGAACCCCTAAAAGATATTACTTTATTTATTGGTTAAAGGCTCTGTAGAGATGCTTCGGTGACTCTCAGCTGAAGTACTTAATCACCTGTGGGTTGCGACGCTTAAAATGAAGGCCATGACTCCCTTTAGGACTGCCTAGCTTCATCTGCTTTCTTCTGCCAAAGGTTGCTTGAGAGTATCCCCTGAAGTAAGGTCTTTCTCTAGGATGCTTCTTGTGGTAGGCATCAGGCTTGTAGCGGGTTTACCAGCAGATTTTTGCCCTGAATCCAAAGTCTGGATTATTTATCTGTTCCGGGGCATGAAAAAGGAGATCCGAAGACCTCCTTTTTTACTTTAGCTTACTAGCTTCTTTATTCGATTAAATGAATGAAAGGTTAGCTACGCTGATCCGGCCATAATAGTCGGCAGAGTTGCCAAGAGACGTTGCGCTTGAGGTAAAGGTAGCTTTACCATAACGTGTCATCAAGGAAACGTGTGGGTTGAACGTATTAGGATCAACAACAACACCAGAAGACATAAGAGGAATGTATGGGCAGTAGAAGTAACCAGCGTCCATTTCACCAGAGCCACCCTTGAAGCCCACTAAGATTGGTTCTGTACCTTGATCGTGATAGATGTAGGTGTAAACCTTGATGGAACCGTTAAGAGTACCAACAAGCTTCGTGTTGTTTGGACCATCGAAGGAACCGGAAACAGCTGGTGCGAAGACAGACTTAGCAGCAGACTGAAGAACGGAAACTACAAGTGGAGAAACAACGATCCAGTTAGCTGGTCCACGACGTGTCTTACGAGCGATTTCGTTAGCGACCTTGTTGATAAGAACACCAATAACTGCGTGACGGTCGCCAATGTAGTTAGGCACACCAGTGAATGAACCAGCCATATCGAAGGAAGCAGTTGTACCTGCAAGAGCGATAAGGTCATTAATCAATTCATTGTCAACGTCAGAAACAACTGCTGCAGAAAGAGATGCAGTGATTTCAGCTTCAAGGTCAAGACCATGAGATGCCTTCAAATCCTGCATAGCTTCTGGGGTCCAACGTGCTTGCAACTTACGTGAGCCAGCTGTAACAGTTTGCTTCAATACTTCAAGAGTAAGAGCACGACCACCGAATGCTTCGAAGTCGGAAGTAGCAGCAGCAACACCAGTAGAGGTACCAGCGGCTGGGCCACCTGCAGGAGCAGCAACGTCAGAAGTAGAGTAGAAACGCTTTGTCTTGCTGTTGTTACCGAAGATTTCATCGCCAGAGGAGATGTCATCAGCTGTACCACCGTCAAGAGTGCCTGCAAGAGCTGTAGTAGCTACAGTTTCTGCAAACAAGAAACGCATAGAGTATACAAGACCAACTGGACCGCTCATTGGCTGTACACCAACAAGTTCAGTAGCAATTGTGCCAGGGATAATACGGCGAATCATAGGGATAACGATCTTTTGGAAGTTACCGATTGCGCCAGCGGTGTTTGTACCAGCAGCTGCAGTTTCTTGCAAGTGCTGAAGTTGGTTGTCAAGAACCGGAGCTAAGATTCTCTTCTTGCTTTCTGATAGACCTTCAAGAAGGGTATCTTTGGTTTCTTGCCAGTTTTCATATAGTTCCATTGAAATTCTCCTTAGGACTAATTAAGAGTTCATGCCAGCAAGTCTTCTTAATTCAGAATGCTTATCGCTAGCTACAGTTTTGGTTGGAGCAGAAAGCTCATCACCAGTTACAACAACAGACTCGGTGAGAGCCTTAGCATCTGCTTCTTGGCGTACTGCAGGAGATTGCTCTTCCTTTAGAACACGGCCAATGAAGTGATTGAATGCTTCTTCAAGACGCGCAGTCTCTACGTTCTGAAGAACGAAGGACATTTGCTCGCGTTTCTTTCCTTGAAGAGGAGCAAGTATTTTTTCTAATTTAGATTCGCGAATCAACTTAGCTGAAGATTCTTCAAGCTTAGCGATTGTGGATTCTGCGTCGCTTAGTTTAGCTACGGCCGCTTGTAACTTAGATTGAGTTGAATCTTCGTCGATATGTGCAGTGTTGAATTCAGTAGCGAATGCTTCGAAGATTTTGCGACCAAATTCGTTTTGCTTAACGATTTCAAGATCTTCGCGAAGTTCCTTGAACTCTTCGGTCAAACGAAGGTCAAAGAATGCGTCCATCTTATCTACTAATTGGTCGAGTTCTTCTGAAAGGGTCTCAGCCATAGCATGCTTTTCTTCAACGATCTTTTCAGCATATTCTGCTTCAAGGTCGCGGAAGCGTTCGATGTCATGACGAAGCTCTTCGATTTCTTCTTCAAGTTTCTTAGCAACGAAAGTTTCGACGTTCTCAATCAAGCTGTCGCGTTCGTTAGCCCACTGTTCAGCAATTTCACCTCTTACTGCAAGGGTAACTTCTTCACGAACAGTAGTTTTATACTGTTCGACGGAAGCTGTCCATTGGGTAGAGATTTCTGCTCTTGCCTCTTCGCTTAATAGCTCAGAGTTTAGCAATTTCTGAAGGATTAAATCCATGCAGTTCTCCTTTATTGTTGGGGGAATTAAAGACTGAATAGCCGTCTTTAATGGCTTAGAACTTTAACGCGTTCAATATTTAAAAATAAACATCGCGTGAAACGTACAATTTTATTTATACAAACGCGTAAAATTCCATAAAAATCAAGCATACTTTATATGCTATCAAACTTCAAACTTACTCTGTTTCACTTTCATTACCAACAGTAATTTGCTCTTCATCTGTTGGAGCGGATGTGGCTAATTTGCCAATTCCTGAAATTTCTTGCATCTTTACTGTCATGTAACCATGAAGATCAAGAGCTGCCTCTTCTGGCTTATCATTGATCAAATTGTTGAGCATGCTTTTTAGGGCCTCGCGCTTATCCATATTGTTATCTCCTTAGGCTATGAGCCAATGGGTTTTAGAGGTTTAGCCGACCTCTTTAAACGGCGTTGATTATTTTTGATCGAGAGCTTTCTCGGTCTTGTCTTCGACATTCTGCACGCCCTTTAGAGTGGCAGGTGTCTTGAGCGCACGGTATTTATTGGTTGAAGAGCTAAGCTTCTCGTGTAAGACCTTTTAGCTCTTCAACGGACTTAATACCTTCTTTGACTTGATGAAGCTTCATCACTCTTTAGCTGGCTTATCTTCGGCATCGGCGACCGAATCACTCTTGCTTGCAGCTTCTTCAGCTTGCTTCTTACCGTCCTTCTGGCCAGCTTCATAGACCTTCATAAGAAGTTCTTCAAGCTCTTCGCCTTCCTTACCTTCGGCGGCCTTGGCAATCTTCCTGATAACGGCTGGAAGTTCTTCTTCGCCCTCATCACCCTCGCCCTCATCACCCTCGCCATCTGCTGTGTCTTCAACTTCATCAGATTCAATGATAGGTGAAAGACCAGCAATCTTGCGAAGGAATTCTGAACTTTCCTTAACAGCAAATGCTTTTTCAAGTGCTTCCTTGCAAGAGTCAAGCACTGCCTTACGGTCTTCATCAAGGTTCTTACCAGCACGGTTAATGTAGAAGTTAAGAGCAGACATTGCGCTCTTAAGGTCCTTGTGGTTGGACTTCAACCACTTAACGATCTTTGCCTTTGAACCAGTGGCGAACAAACCTTCTGGTGGTTCTTCCTTGGTTTCTGCCGTGTCAATAAACTTAGCCTTCTTTGCTTCGACCAAGGCTGCGCGGTCTGTTGAAAGACCTGCTAGTTGTCTAATTCTTAAGTTGTTCATTGTGCTACCTTTTCAATGTGGTTATAGAATTCTTCAAATGCAGCAATAGCTTCATTCAATGATTTAAGTGCATCCTGAGAATATTGAATACTTGATGTACCAAAATTGCTATCAGCATCTTGCATATGCTTTCTCCAATTAGCAGACTGGACAATAGCTTTAGCATCTTTAAGATGCTTTTGAATTGCAGTATAAGCTGCATCAAAGTCTGAAGACTCTTGGTACGCTTCGTTGATGCAAAGTAATTGTTTAATTAGCACGATTATTTTCTCGTAAGTGAAGAGATGAACTTTTGAATTTCAGAAGTCAAATACTTCTGAGCTTTCTTGTCGTACTGAACTGCTTCTGCAAGAGTAAGAATTTTTGTGTTTTCAACAGATTCACGGACAACATCTGGGTAACAGCCTGGGCCTGAAGGTTGAGCTACGATGTCAAGAGTAACGAAAGCGAAATCTTCAACTACACCCTCTGTTGTTACATTGCCAGTACCCCGAGATGATACGCCAAGCTTAACACCACCGGAGATAAGATTCTGAACGATGAGACCAGATGGTGTATTCAAAATCTTGCACTTACCGATAGCGTTGGCGCCATCCATCCAAGCTTCTGTGATAATATGAGAGACATTTTTAAGGTCAACTGAAAGGTTGTCTGGGTGGTTAAGTTCACCCATAATGAAAGCACCTTCCTTTGCTTTTTCAGCAATGAGACTTACGGCGCGGGCGATCTCAGCTTTAGGGTACACGCGCTGGTTAAGATTCTTTTGCTCAGCAGCCATAATACGGCCCGCCAAGTAAAGATTCTTCTCCATATCGCGTGATTCTACAAGAGCCGCTGCGGCTGGTGTAAGGTGTTCAATTAGAAGTTGTTGTTTCACTGGGAAATCTCCTGTGCATTTCTGATGAATTATTTATAAGGGAACCTTGTGCTCCCTTATAAATTATGTTGCTGGAGCTTCATCTTCACCACCGGATACTTCTGTATTGATTTCTGGAGCTTCCTCCTCTCCAGCCCCACCACCTTCCTCCTCTGGAGGAGCTTCTACGCTGATCTTCTCACGATTGTCATAGACTGCTGGGTCATAAATTTGTTGTAGTTCACCGACAGTAGCGTCCTTAATGTTCGTTTCTTGCTTAAGAAGCGTTTCATTCATCTGGATGTCATCTTCAGTGAGACCTAGGTAACGCTTCAAGATGAATCTACGGCTCAGGTACTTCGTATCTTCAATTGCCTTGAACGAGGTAATCAAGTCGGTGTCAAGAGCTGCTTGACGGTAAAGGTCGAAGTTCTGTGGTTCTGGAAGCTTGATCTTGAACATGTCGGTATCGATGTTGATACCCGTAACCTGAAGATAAATCTTGAACTGTTCATCAAGTACTTCTTCTAAACACGTTTGAAGACGCTGGATGAAGTTACCAAAGATACGTTCTTCCATGTAAGCAACACCGGTCTTACCATCGGTGTAGGCTGCACCAGCTGTAGCTGCATCTGCGCCCTTCATGTAGGAAGTAGGTACTCGAAGAGCACGGAAGACCTTGTTCTGGAAGTAATCAAGCTCAGGAATTTCCCACGTAGTACCACCAGGAAGAGTTTCAACTCGTGAACCACGTCCAGCTGCTGTCGTTGGGAAGAAGATGTCTTCCTGAATTGACTCTGGGTTGTAGGTTGAATCAGTTTGATTAGCATTGTTCTGGCTTGGCATTCTCTTTTGGCGAATGTCATTACGAATCTGTTCAAGGTACTGCTTGACACGTTGAGGTGGCATGTTACCAACGTCAATGTAGAACACTCTGCGCTCTGGTGCTCTTACAATGCGGTAAATAATCGATGAGTCTTCCAGCATGGATAACTTTTGATAGTCCTTGAATGCTGGTTGAAGTACTGAAAGACCGAATGGAGCCGAATCGCCAGTGTCATCTGACAAGGTGAAGTGAATCATTGCTGCCGCAGGAGTAATTTCAACTGACTCTTGCTTGCCAGTATTTCCCGAGACGGTATTTCTGAAGCTTGATGGACGGATATGATAAGCTACCTTCTCACCTTCAGTGTCAATTTCAATGCCGATCACTCGTGTTGGATCAACGTATTCCCATTTCTTGGTATCAGATGTCTTGCGAAAGAAGCAGTCACCATACTTAACCATGACACGAGCTGTGTTAAAGATGCGCTTGTTAAGGTTGTGAAACTTTGCCCAGTGACGGAGGGCAGCTCTAAGAGTTGTTACTGTCGTGCCGGGAATTTCTTGATTCTCTTCAGTCTGATAGTCAATGATGAATGGCAAACCGGTCTTTTTGTCTGGGTTTGACATTTCTTCAGCGATGATGTCGAGCGCTCTGGAGATATCCCCAAGGTCCATCGCTTCATACTGCTTATAGCGTTGAAGACGAGCTGTTGCTCCCTTCATGAGGTTCGTAAACCAGGATACCGTTGAGAAGGCCGCGTAACCTGCAGAATTCAAATTCATACCATCATCCATTGTCACAGTAGCTGGCTGTGAATAGGAAGTTTTTCTTGATGGCGGAGTTACAATTCTCCAGTAATTAGTCCAAGATGCCATTTAGTTGTTCTCTTTATTAACGTCGCCCAGTTTGATAATCATAAGCAGTAGTACGTTGACCTGCCGCCATAGGTGAGAGCTGGGTGCCTCTTGTTCCGCTGTCCATTATCTGCTGAAGAATCTTGGCTGAGAGAGCTGTATTTTCAGCAATCATCGTCAGCTGTTGAATTGCCGCAGGATCAGATACATTATTGATTCCAGAAGCTGATGCTTGAGCTGGTTGTTCAGACTGGTTATTTACTGTTCCTGCTTGTGACCCATTGTCAGGCTGACCTGCGATTAAGGGAGAGTTAGGAGATGGTATGTTTGAGTTTCCAAACTCACCTATATGGCTGTAAAGGCCGTAACCAGCTCCAGCAAGACCACCAATGACTGCACCAATTGGGCCAAGAAGACCGCCAAGAGCTGCACCTGAAAGAGCGTCAGCTCCAATTCCTGCAACGGCACCAACATTGTTATATCCTGCTCCAGTAGCAAGATCACCACCAAGTCCAAGCAATGCGCCACCAAGTCCCATCTTAAGAGCACCGGGACCACGATTAGCTACTCCAGCAGCAGCACTACCCACACCGCCCTTTAGAGTAGCAAGAAGCCCACCACCTGCAGCAAGACCACCTGCCGCAGACCCAGCAACAGTTGTTCCGGTGGTAGCTGCTGCACCACCCATACCAAGAAGTGATTTGACATTGCTAAGAAGTCCGCTACCAGCCATACTACCAAGAGATCGTGCTGCGAAGATAGACTGAATGCCCAGTGCAGTAATAGCAAGGCCGGTCCCAGTGATAATTTTTACAAAGCCATTGTTAAAGAATGCCCCAATTGAATTTATAAAGGATGATGTTTCAGCGCCAATCTTGCTTCCTTGGGCTGCCTTAGCTGCAGCTGCAGCTTGCTCTTGACTTAGAAGAGCGTTGGACTGTCCAAGACGCGCAACTTCTTCATTACCCTTCAACAACTTGCCAAATGCACCATCAGGTTCAAATGCCTTGTGAAGAAGTTCTGTGCTAATCTGTCCAGAAATATTTCCAGTACCGGCGTATTGGTTAGCATTTTCAGCATTGCGCTTTGACATTTCAGGAAGAATTTTTCTCATCCATTCCTGATCTTGCTGCGAGGCTGCATTACCAGCAAGGATAGTTTGGTAAAGTCTATTTGCGTCTTCACTACCATAACCCAGTTGTTGAGCAAGTTGAGATAGTTGAGCTGCTTCTGTTACACGAGAGTCAATGTCCTCACGCTTTGCACTTTCCTGTTCTTGAACTAGCTGTTGAGCAAGTGCCAATGAACCAGTTCTAACCGCAATTTCCTGGGTGGCCAGTGTAATGCTCTTAGCATATTGAGCTGCTTGAGACTTACCTAGACCAAGAAGTGTTCTTGATACACCTTCTGAATTTAGAAGCGCGGTATGTACCTTGAAGAATTCATCTGCCGTAGCACCTGTTGCAGCTGATACTCTACTGAATGACTCTAATGTTGTATCAACAAAACCCCGTACAGCATTTTTATCTTGGAGGTCAACGCCACCAGAAGCAATCGCCATCTGAAGAGCTGGACCAATTAGGGTTGAAGACTGCTCAAGGTTGTAGCCAAATTTTTGGAATGATTCGCCGAGAGAAGCGCGCAGAACTGAAAACTGTTGCGGGCCAAGAAGTGCTAGGGCGTGCTGGTTGTCTTGAAGAAACTTTGTAGCTTGTTCGAAGCTTAGTCCCATTCTAACAGCTATTTCTGCAACTTGGCCAAAGCTAGCTGGCACCTGTGCCATATTGAATGATGTCAACTCATTATAGGTCTGCGTTAAACCATCCTTTAATCTTGCAGCGCCTTTTGCTGCTGCTGCATCGGATCCTAGATGCCGTAAAAATGTTCCAGTGATATCCTTTGAAAAGCCTTGCAATTTCATGGCAAGCCTTCCAGTAACCGTCGCCGCATCTTTCGCTGCAGTGTCAAGACGTAAAGTATCTACTTCAGCAGTTTTTGCAAAGTCAGAAAGTGCTGCGGCTGCTGTAGCTGTATCAGCAACAAAGTGTCTAATATCCGTATCAGAAATTTCAATGCCATTAGAAGCCTTGAGACCGTTAATTGAATAACCCTTAACGGTAAGCTCCTTAACCGTTGCGAGAAGAACTTTACCGAGTTCATCCTCATGCCCAGCTGCAGCTGATCCTCTGAACGTCGCGCCTTGAGTGCTACCTAGTGAAGCTAGGTCATGAATGTTCTTGATACCAAGTCCGCTAAGTCCTTCAAAATTCTTGGTGAGAGTTGTTCCAGCTTCGCCAAGTCTAGTGCGAAGTCTAGCAAAGTCTTCTGGTCCAAGGTTATCCCTGATACCACCTGCCAAGTCATCCCACATCTGTTCTTGCTTAAGGAACTGCTCACTCATTCCATTAGCAGCATTGGATAATCTTTCAATAAAGACACCATATTCACCAGTGCCCTCTTCTAATCCCTTGTGATTGCTAATAAGAGATGCGCTTAGAAGAGACGCTGCCTGCTGTGACTTAGCAAGCTTAGATGAAAATGATGAGGAAGAGTCGACTAGCCGCTTGATAGCCCATGCTTGCGCTGGTAGATCAAGACTTGCCATCTTAGCTACCCTGGTAGTGTATGCATCAAGGTAGTTAGTTGAATCCTTTATTGCCTCGGTGAACTTTTTCTCGGCATTCTGATATTCTTGTGAAAGAACGTCTGCTTTGTAGTACGTCTCGGCTAGTTTGGTCAAACTGGCCGTAGATTGCTTTAGCGCCTTAAATGATTTCCTGAGTCCATCTGTTACATTGTCCTGAGCACTATCATTTTCCCTGTTGGATCGACGAGCCTTATCGCCAATGTATGGCTTCGAAGGAGCACCAAAGCCAGACTTGCCCAATGCCCCCGCAGAGTGAAGAGCATCAGAGAAGGCCTTACTTAGTAGTTTTAAATCTGATTGATCTAGTGTCGCCATGTGATTCTGAAAGAGTCCAGTTTGATGTAAATATAGAATAACAAATTATTTATTACATAATCAGATAACAAAAAATAGGAGAACAGGATGTCAGAAAATCCACTTTTAGCCAATCTACGCCTACCAGGCAGAATCTTTCAGCTTCCATCAAAAGGAATGTTTTACAAGAATGGTGAACTATCCCCAGGTGTAAAGGATGGTGAAATTCACGTTCACCCTATGAGTGCGCTGGACGAAATCAACATGAAGAACCCTGATCAGCTTTTCTCAGGTGAAGCTGTTAAGACAGTCTTTAAGCAGTGTATTACAGGGATCGATAAACCTGAAGACTTACTGTCAAAGGATGTAGATGCTATCATGCTTTTCCTTCGAGTCGTTACATATGGTCCAAGCTATGAATTTTCAGCTAAGCACTTCTGTACTGACGGAAAGAACCACAATTACCTCGCTGACATTGACACGCTCATAAACAACATGACGTCAGTTGATCCAACCATGATTCAGTCGATGTACACCATTACGCTACCAAACAAACAAGTTGTCACACTGCGTCCAAATCGCTATGATGAAGTTCTCAACTTGATCAAGGCAAATACAAACAAAACCGCAATTACACCTAAAGACCAACAAACCAACCTTATCATGATGTTGCTTGGTGTCATAGAGTCAGTTGATGGTGTTACGGACAGAGCGCACATTGAAGAATGGGCTAGACACATCTCATCACCGCTTGTGGCTAGAATTGCTGAGAAGGTTGAGAAGATAAACAGCTGGGGCCCAGACCTTAAGTGGAAGTGCACTTGCAAGGATTGTGGAAAGGATTTTGAGGTTGAAATTCCAATCAACCCAGTGTCTTTTTTCACCGAATGATTAGACTGGGGGACATTGGAGCCGTGCAAAACCTGATCGTAAAGCTCGGCGCCGAGATCAAGATGCTCGTTAAGTCAGCTCTTGAAATTTCATACTACTCAAGAGGTGCTTGGTCTTATCACCAAGTGCTCCTAATGTCCCAAGGAGAACGTGAAATGGCCGTTGAGTTTATCAATGAACGATTGAAGATAGCTTCAAAGACAATGTTCCCAGTATTCTGATCGCGCCTCGAATTCAGACACTTGTAGAGGCAAAAGAAAAGGGCTCCCTTAAATAAGGAGCCCTTTGTTCGTCATACTAATACTAATCAATTGTTGCATAGTAAATGTTCTTATAGAATTTATAAATTCTATATTTGGTGTTTTCAACATGCAGCTTAGCGGGATCACAATGCCACGTCAATTCACCGTGGCAGGCAATATCTGCCTGTTAGCATTGCTCTTGTAAGTCTAGATGAAATGATTTTTGACGGTGTCCGGCAATAACCAATAAACTATTCATTGACTTGGCCCATGTCAGTGACTGCTGAACACCCTTCTAGGAAAGAATGATAGCCCATTCTGTAAATCCTAATGCTCTATTGCACCGATCATGGAGTACGGCTCGAATATTACCACTATCATGGCAGTGGTCTAATACTGCGTCTTCAGTGTCTAAATTATTCCCGCACAACGGCCAAATATTATTTTGTGAATCTAATAGTAATCATTTATGTCAAAAGATTCTTCCTCCCTTAATACTTCAGTCACGCTTCAACACTCACGCGTAATTGGTGTAGCTCGTATATTTCATCTACGATTTTTTCAGGGTTGACCATAATCGCGCCATCTATTCCATCGTGTAAATGCAATCCAGATTGGCCAACCATGTTCCATATTTTATATCTGCACTCACGCTCCCAGCCAAAATACATCTTGAAGATTTTCTTTTGGTTTTCACGTGAAGGTTTAATTTTCAACACATGCAAGCATAAATCTTTCTTAATGCTTTTAAACTGCTTTGCGATAGAGGATAGTTTATTCCCTATTACGATTAGATCAGAAGGTAGTAAATCAGGATTCATTTCATGAACAATCCGTACTGCTTCAGATCTACCAGACCCGTTCATCATGAGTGCTGGGGTTGCGTTAGATCCATTTGCTAAGGACATGATCAATCTTTTAACAAGAGAAATGTTGTCATCAGTAGGTTCTAACTTTAGGTCTCTACAAAGTTCAACGCGATAGTTTGTTTTATCTTTATCCAAACGAACTAAGTCTGGGTACTTCATCGTCATCTTTGCTGGATTGTCTTTATACTTTGGTGCAATCGTTTTGATAATGAACTGGCAATAAGCATTTTCGATGTCAATCACTCTGCCAAATAGCATCGTGCGCAACCAACCAGGCCACATCTCAATTGCCTTGATAGGCCAAACAGACTTATCGCGTGCAAGCAGAGTGCCAGCTCGTTCATAGTAGAACTTGTGGGTCTCTTGCTTTAGAAGCCATCTTACAGCTGGGATAAGGTCCTCACGTTCTTCATCCTCTAAGCGTCGAATGACAGCTACTGAAATTCCTGGCTGTATCTTGACTGTTGATACAGTTAGGTTCTCATCTGTCGGTGGAAGTCCTGGCGCAAATTGAACTTCATCAATGATGTTGATGATTGCTGCCATCATCTTACCACTCAATCTCTTCGGGCTTATTTGAGTTGCTTGCTTGTTGCCATTACCGAAATTGTAACCGATCTGGTTTATCGTGAAGAATTTCTCAAGGATAACTTTCGCATCCTTGACTTGTTTAGTCAAAGAGGTAATTAGCACTTCTTCGCCGATAAAACCAGGAGCGGCAGAATTCCGTTTAGTTAATCGATACCAAGCTACAGCCATTGATAAGATTAGACCTTGCCGCTGCTTTCGTTTTCTCCACCACATGCCATCAAGATTAAAGAAATTGCCGACGAACAGAGGATTATCACGATTCAAATCTTGTTCTACTTCTACAGGGTGGAATACTAACATCAGAGTTCAGTGTAATGTTTCTTGATAGCTTTTACAAGCTTTGAATATTCATCTACTAATTGTATACCATATCGCTTGCATACAATATCTACGTTGCCTTTACGAAAATAACCTTCAGGGCAACATACGATTACAGTTTTATCTGGTTGGAACTGCTGCTGCTCTGCTTGCATGCCAAGTTCCATTAGAGTAATGGGTGACGTAGTTTTAGGATCAAAATAAAATATAACCAGATCAGCACGGTCAAGTGCATCTAATTCCCAGATAACTTGAGCTCTAAAATTATCATTCACAATAGTTTGTGCCCACTTCGGGTCCCAGTCATCTCGTCTAGGATTAAATGCTACTGCAACTAACTGATGAAGATCATAAATAAGCTTTTTCTGCCAATCTTCAGCAGTTCCCATCTCAATAGAACCAGCTAAGAATATTGTCAAGACATTTGGATTAACCGCCTCAACTGCTGCAGGTGGTTGAAGAACTTTGATCACGGCATTGCCCTCTTTTTCATTGCTTTATAAACTGCCTGACCACATTCTGGTTTGAGCACACTTTGCTTTACTGAAGTCATTGTGCCCATCACCACATCATCCATGGTAGAACGATCATGCGAGATGCTTCCTCCCACCTTCCATTCCTTATCTACTACACCCTTGTCTTGCATGACTCTAGTGAGCTGACGAAGTTTCTTTGCTTTCTTACTGTTCATTATTTTTCCTATAAATAAGTTAACTCTAACTTTAATCCGTTGTTTATCATGCTTAATAAATCAAAATATTCTACCTGGTACACTTCGATAATAGAACGTGCTAAGCACCGTGAAATTCAAAAGCCTTTTGAAAAACATCACATCATACCTAAATCATGTGGTGGCAAGGGAAAACTCATACTGAAGATGCAAAAATCAAAATGTCTGAATCTGCTAAACTAAGAAAAAGGCCGGCCACGTCTGACGAAACTAAGGCCCGCATATCTAAAGCAAATAAAGGCAGAAGAATGTCTGAAGAAAACATACTTAAACGCACAGGCGAAAAGAGATCAGAAGAAGCACGGTTCAATATGTCTCAAGCACAACTAGGCAAAAAACTTTCAGAAGAAACAAAAAAACAAACAGTCCTTAGCTCTAAAGGGGCGAAAATTTTCTCCAGAACATTTAGCAAAACTCAAAATATCAGCTCAAAATAGATCTAAAAAATGCCAGAAAACTTAGGGTTAAGATGGGAGTCAACATGCTCCACAATATACCCGTGATGGCGCTTATACAATAATACTTCCCATCTATTAGCACTTGCTGTTCCTAACTTACCAAGCTTGGGCCGCAAGATGATAAAACTGATTTGATCTGGAGGGATAACCAAATTCTCTACATAGACTGGTTCTTGCGCGTTAGCAAACTCAATCTTATGAAGCGTTCTAACTTCCTTCCTAATCATCTTATCATCTCTAAGTCTAGGATGAGCATCCTTTACTTCACTAATCTCAAATGTTCCAGACGGGAACTGTGCAGAGTGGTGAGAGCTTGGGCTAGGAGTGATCAAAGTTTTCTTTCCTTTATTCTTAGAAAGATAACTAATGAGCGCATCAATAAATGCTGTCCTAGCTCTAAAGCTAATTGCCGGTCTCTGTGTTCCCAAAGCTGTTTCCATTTGCTCCTTCGTAGGTGAGAAGAACATCGTGCTGCCGAACTGCTTAGCTATCCATGGTCCTAAGAATGTTACTGCACGAGAATACTGTTCATAGTAACATGCGACAATCTTAAGCAAATCTGAAAACTCTGTTGTTGGACGATAGACATCAAGTTTAGCATTCCAACGGTTAATATCCTCTACTGTCTTTGCATTATCCATTATACACTGCTCCCATACCAGAAGCTTGGGACCTGCAAAAGATCATCAAGATAAAATATGTCTAATGACCGAGCACCTTGTGATATTGTCATACGTTCTCTTTCGGGCCTGCTGTCTTCACCACTAACAGCAACATAGACAGGTGTATGGTTCCATTTAAACACCAGGATAGGTTTCTTGTTAGTCTTAGCAGCATCGATAACTGATTCTTCAAACCATTTGAAGATGTTTGAGTTGCCTGCAACCATTGTTTCAAAGCTATCTGACTTAGCATAAGATTTGCATTCAATAGACCAATGGAATACTGTTTGAGTATCTTTTTCATTTGTAGGAACAACATCACCCACGAAAAGCTTCATAGCATCTTCACCGAACATCTTACCAAAGATTTCGAAGTTCTTACCACCTACGCGCGCCCCGCTCTGGGGCGCGCGTATAAAGGTAAGAGGCGCAAGCGCAGTTGATAATTTCTTTGCTACTGTTAATTCAAATCCATTGCCTTTCCCCTTGGAATTAAATCTCTTTTTCTTATCCGTCTTTTCGACTGTCATTTTGAGCCTTTCTCATTTTAGTTACCTGCCTATAAGGAATTCCCAAAACGATAGATGCTAGTTGACAGGATTTGTATTCAACCCCATCTATAATTATTGGTATTGCATTAATGGGAGTTCTTCCGATATTTTGTTTTCCTATGTGAGCCATGTTTTCTGCTCTCATAGGATTTGTATTTTGCTGAGCTAAGGACATCCGTTTTTTAGTTTCTTCGGATTTCTTTATTCCCCTTAGACCTTCAGATGTTTTTCTTTTGTGCTCTTCACTAAGTGCAATACCCTTTTTCCCTTTACCATAAAGAGCATTTCGCTCTTCTTGAGTAAGGGATTTGGCATGCTCCTTAAGTGAAGTAGAAATCTTGGCCCCTATTTCATTCTTTCTTAAGAATGTTTCAGGGCCCCATCCACCTTCAGCTCTAGCAATGTTAAAAATCGGTATTTTACTTTCTCTATACAAATCAATCCAATAATTCTCTCTAAGAAAGAAATATTTCTTGTCATACTCGCCCAGCTCTTCTTTAATAGAATATTCAAATTGTTCCGCACCGTATTTGTTCCATGCACTTTGCAAATTTCTGTTAAAGTGAGTTTGCTTAATAAGCATTCCTCTATGCTCATCCCACCGAGTATGAAGGTTCTTTGCTGAACCAATATAAGTCTTGTTGTTTGTTTTGCAAAAAATAAAATATATTCCACCCATCCTGTATTTATAGGCATAGGGAAATAAAAGGGCACAGGATGACTACGTTAGTCTGTAGCCAAACCACCACATATCAAGTCTTACAGTCCATTTACTGTCATGTTGGCAGAAACCAAATCGCGTCATTCAGCTGTCCTGGTGTCATTGGAACTCTACTTATCATGTTACTCCTAACTCAGAACCACTCTCATCTAGAATTCTAGAGAAGCCATTCTCTTTACGAACAATAACCGTTCTATCAAATCTTCCTACTGCTTCTGGGCGGTGAGAGATAATCCAAAGCCCGAGATGTTCATCTCTAGCTTTAGTCTTTAGTAGTTTAAAAATACTTTCAACACCAGACCCGTCTAATGAAGCATCAATCTCGTCTATGAATAAACAATTTACCCATGAGTGAAGGTGATGAAGCACATCTCTGAATGCTAATGATAGGGAAAGGTTGACTCGCTTCTTTTCACCACCAGATAGATTACCGAAATCTAGTTCACGCCCATATTCAGAAACTGTGCAGCTCATGTCATCATCAAACTTTACAACGTGAGGAAGACCTGTCTCTTTTGTATAGAGCATAAGCTGCTTGTTCAAGAAAGGAATTGTCTTGCTGATAATCTTACGACGAATGAACGAGTTCTTATCTGTAAGAAGCTTCAGCAAGAATTGCTGGTGCTCTAATTCCTTTCGAATGTTATCCAAGTCAGAGTACGAAACAGTCTTGACTGCTTGCGACTTCAGCTGTTCATGAGCTTCAATGTGAGGGTTTGCAGACGCAACGAGATCATCGATCTTAGACTGCGCGGTGAGAGCAGAATTTTCTGCTTTGATTGCTGCTTCTAAGCTAGAAAACTGCATAACCTCTTTAGCTGCAGCCTGCTGATCTTCTAGCTCGATAGATTCTGTAGTCTTGTTATCAATCTTAGCAGTAAGATCAGCAAGCTGGCTCTTCTTACGCTCGAATAACTTCTGCTTTTCTACCAGCTTATCTGCAGCACCTGCATACGCTTGCAAACAGTAAGGACACTTAGCTTCTGTCAGATGCTTTAATTCGCCATCAAGCTTCTTCGCATCATTTGACATTGCAAGTTTTTCAGTTCTAAGAACTTGAAGCTGAGCATTTATCTCACGTTCTTGCTTTGCTAAGTCAGCTACCAGAGCGTGGAGTTCCTTTTCCTCAGCCATATTAACTTGCTGCACCCGATGAAGTTCACTGCGCAGAATGTTAACTTGCTTTTCACGATCTTCATCCCACCGAAATACACGAGCAGCCGCATCTTTTAGCTGTCGATTGTAGAGAGCTACTTGGCCTTCTTGTTCCTTGATGATAGCTTCTTGAATTGCAATGCTACCTTCAGTTGTCTTGATGATTTCCTTTAGCTTAATCGCCTTCTCCGTAAGCATGGTGATGTTGAAGAGCTCTTCAATTTGCGCACGCTGTTGTGAGACAGGCATTTGCAGGAATGGAGTCGAACTTCCAGAGAAGATAACAACCTTAGTGAATAGTTCGTAGCTCATACCAACTATCTCGCATATGAACCTATCATTCTCTGTAACACTATCAAGTGTTACATCTTCACCATTCATTGATATATTGATGTTGAAAGTTTCACCACGTTGCCGGAGGATTTCAAACACATCTTTGCCCTTTTCAAAGGTCAATCTAACTTCCATCAAAGTGTTCTTTGAACTGTTGGTAGTGTTAATCAGCTTTTGCAGAGAGATGTTATCGAATGGTTTGTTATAGAGAGCATAACAGATTGCATTTAGAATAGTTGTTTTTCCGCATCCATTCGCTCCACCAGTATCTGCATTATCTCCCTGAACAAGGGTGCTCGTGGTATCAGAAAGATCAATTTCAATAGCCACGTTGCCAAACGATAAAAAATTTCGCAAAGACAAAGATTTAAATTTAAAAGGTGTGCTCATTTAAAATATTCTATAGAACGTGTCTTATTGTGATAAATTGACGGGAGTAAAGCGCCTACCATATCCTCATTCATCTCTACTAAACGATGTATGAACACATAGCTAAGTGCTCTACCCTTTAGATGGTTAGAAGTATAAATGAATTGTATCCTACTTCCATTATCAAACTCTGTGATCATGCGAGTTTTTCTAATTAATTTTGCAAATGCCATCCACACCGGAACAGTAGCATGCGCTGCCCAAATATTGTTTGATATTTGGGCAGCAAAAGAAAATTTAGGAACTATAAAAGCAACATTCTGGTGTGGATAGAAGCAACACACTCGTAGTGCTTGATGAATCGCTTCTATGTCCGAGCATGTAATATCGGAATCAAATTGTTCTTTAAAGCTGGCCATAAATTTCAATAAGTTTGCTAGCATTAATCGTAGTAGTGCCGGAGATACCTGTTTGAAGCATTCTGATAACAGCATCATTCAATGATCCCATATCAAAGTCTTCCATCTCTTCACCAGCAATTGCTTCCTTACGTTCAGCAGAGTTTTCTTCTAAAGAGAATTCACGAAGTCCTAATGTCTTAATCATTTCTTCTCGTAGTGTTTGCGCTTCTGAATAACCAACGTCGATGTCAATCAAACAACGAACACGACACTTAGCAGGAAAATCTAGCTGACCATTCAACACATCAGACAATTTAACCTTTCGATACTTGGGGCAATCACCCCAATCAATAAATGAAACGTCGTCATCTTGTGCATCCAGAATACACATGCCTCGCGCATCATCCCACACATCACCATAATTAGTAGGAAACGTATTGCCGATGTAAATGACATTATCTTGCATTTGGCGTTTGTGATAATGCCCAGAAAAAAGATATTTAGGTATTTTAAAGAGCGAATGGTCTGGTCCATGGTCCATTCTCCTATCAGTTCCAGTCACCACAAAATTTCTAAATTCAAAATGTCCAAATACATAATCTGGCTTTTCTTTCTCTATCAAACTAGCAGCGTTAGCATATTCGTCCTTGAACAAATATGGGAAAAACATCATCTTACCAACTTGCATAGGTTCATTAACCAAGATGATATTTTTAAACTTAGAATAATGATACGTAGAAAACTGATTTCTATTTTCGCGGTGAAACAAATCGTGGTTGCCAACACAAAAATATATTGGAATATTCAGTTCATCTAATTTTGCTAATGAATCAAAGGATTTATTAAGTGTTTGGATATTAACACTATTCCGATTTTCGAACCAATCCCCAAGAAAACAAATAGCCTTACAATTATTTTCAATTAAATTTTTAATAAACCAATCTATATATTCAGCACAATCAAGATTGTGCTGAATAGAATTATTTTTAGCACCCCAATGAATATCAGTCATTAATGCTATTTTCATTTGACCTCCTTTTGCAGGGCTCTATCAACTAATGAATTATATATTTTCGTATAATTCATTATTTACCCTTAGCAACTTTGGCAGTCCTTTTAGCAGCCTTTACTGGTGCTACATCTTCTTTCTGTGCTCGTGGTTTTCTTGGCTTTGGTTCAGGTTTGGGTTTGATTGTAATGTTTCCATCTGCATCAATTTCAATGTCTTTCGGACCGTAACGTGTAACAGGTCCAGGAATTCTGTGCTGATAGCGGTACTTCGCTTCTTTCAGTGTCTTCGGAATGAATTCAACGTCCGCTTCACCGATAGATTCAACTGCTGGCACGACAAGTTCAGCTGCAGTTTCTGAATCAAGCGTGGCAAGCCCATCTTCATCCAGCTCTGGAAGAAAGTACTCATCGGATTCCTTGACTTCAAAGAACGATTCATCCTTCTCATCGTCCATAAAGTTGAAGCTTGGGTTCGAACCTGCATCAATCAACAAGGCATCGCGTAGATTTCGGTGCTTCTTCTCATCAGCTAGGTACTGGAGGAAGGAGTTGTGAATGGCAGTGGTGTAGTAAGAGAAAGGATTGTTGTACTTTTCGGGATTGAACTTAAGTGCATTATTGCACAGGTTCATTACAGCCGCAGACACCATATCTTCTCTGAATGAGTACCCGATAAAGTTTGCCTTACGGGAATACCGCTCGGCAATCATTTGAATCATACGGATTAGCTTGTTCGTTACCAGATTTTGCGCTTTGGCTTCGATAACGGCTGGGAGTAGTACAGCATTGGTGACATAATGTCCCTTCGTAGAAGTAGATTTTTCTCTCTTCTGCTTAGACTTCTTCTCTTTTATTGTTTTTGTAATCAAACTTAATTCTCCATATGTTGAACAATAGAGATTAAAGATATTATACTCTAATCTTAGTAATTTAGTAAACTGATGACCAGAATTGGATTGACCCCATCCAATAAATATCCATACACTGCATCAGGATAATCCAATGGACATTAACGAACAACTTGAAATTCAAACGCTTTTTGAAGATTTGGCACCAATGGGCACCAACAAGGTTGCAGTCATCATTGGTCGATTTAACCCTCCCACGAAAGGCCACTACGCTGTTATAAACCTTGTAAAAAAGTTCATCAAGGCTAATCCACAGATTGGGCTTAATGTATCACCTGTGGTTGTTGTGATTGGCGGAAGCAAGTCAGATCTTGATAAGAAGAGAAACCCTCTCTCAGTTGATGAGAGAATTTCATTCATGAAGGGTTCAGGAAAAGCAAATGGTGTTACATTTATGACAGCTGTAAATGCTTTTGCCGCCCTTGCAGAATGTCGTGAGAAAGGAATGGAACCTATCGCAGTTGCAGCGGGAACAGATCGCATTGAGGACTACATTAAGATTCTCGATAAGAACTTTAAGACACCTGACAATCAGCAAATCAAGCACTACAAGATTCACCTTGAGAGAGATGAGGACGCTACTCTTACGAAACAGGATGACAAAGCTGCCGCCCTGGATTCAGCTCTTTCTCAGATCAAGAGCAATGGATACGCTGGCACTGACATCGTCTCAGGATCACTAGCTCGTAGAGCTGTTGAACTTGGATACGAGAAGGAGTTCGCGGAGATCGTGGATCTTACTGACAAGCCAGTCCTAGCTAAGAAGCTCTTTGCTAAGATCGAAGCAGCGATAAAGGAATAAAAATGGCATTTAGCGGACTTAACCTACCAACAATTGACGGCTTATCATCAACTGCTGGTTCAGAGCTGAACGCGATTCAAGATTTTTCTACCGCTTCATTTTCTAAGTTGAAGGCTGAGGCTGTCCAGTGCTTGAAGGATACAGGACAACTAGTTTCATTCAAGACGATTACCCCCGACGTGAAAGTTGTTCAGGTAGGTGACAACCTAGGCATCACCACGTCAACTACTTCAGCGCTCGTTTCACAGGCTAACTTCGTTCCAGTTCTTTCCAATCCACAGGGCGGCGTTCCCGCAACATATGAGAATTGGAAAGATAGAACAGAGGAATTTAAGGTTACGATCACGCAATCGATACCAGTTGGTGGTGTTCAACCACGCGTTGTCTTCACTGTAATGCCCACGATAGATGAATCCCACACAGCCCAATACGATTCATTTTCACCACTTCACCACCCAGGTCAAATCCTAAAGTACAGAAGCACTGACAGCAGAACGTGGAGCATTAGCGCTAAGCTTATCTCAAGAACGCCAGAAGAAGCTTCTGAGAATTTGGACGCCATTAACCTGATTAGATCATGGGTAATGCCATACTACGGCATAGGTACAGAATCAACCAACCCAGACTTACTTGGTGCTCCTCCACCAATTCTAACTCTTAGCGCTTATGGCGATCAAATGATTGGACCAGTGAAGTGCGTGCTTAAGTCGTACAGCTTGGGTTTTCCAAATGATGTTGACTATATTCAAACGCTTTCAACACCTGACATACCAGCAGTACCATTTCCAGTTATTCAATCAGTGTCTATTCAGCTCGAAGAGTCATGGTCACCAGCAGAGTACAGTGGCTTTAGCATCACCGCATATCGCAGTGGTGATATGCAGAATGCATTTATGGCGGTGCAAGCTCAACAACCTGCTACTCAAACACCTGATGCTGTTGGTGTAAATACTAATGAACCTACCATAGTTGGTAGACGCGCCGCAGCCTCCATTGCTGAGTATCAACAGTACGCTTCTAATGCTACGATGACAGCTCAGAAAACAGTTTCAGCTGTTGGCACTAATGGACTACATGGTGTAAAAGCCAACCTAGGAATGTCTCCTGGTGGTGGACATAAGTCTGGCGCTGGAGGAATCTAATAATGGCAAATTCAGATAGTCTTCAAAACAAGTACTCTCGCTACGTAGCTGGTGGTGTTACAGAGGTAGCAAATAGTCGCCTTGAGTGGTGGGAAAGAACAGTGTTTGACTCTAGCAGTACTGACCAAGCCTACACCGTTGAGAACTTTTATGAAGGTAGAATGGATCTTATCGCCAGTGCGTTCTACAATGAACCTCGTTACTGGTGGGTAATAGCTCAGTACAACAATATCTTGAACCCATTCACCGAAACAACTGCGGGCAGAGTGTTGATCATTCCATCAAAGGATAGATTGTCACTTATGCTTTCAACTAAGCTTGGCGGTATTCCATCTGCTAAGCAAGACGTTAATACAATTTCGCCCATCGTCGTATGACAGTTACTGCTGATCCAAATGCTGCAGGTTATCCAAATCCACTGGATAACTTTAGAACATACTCATATCACTTCATCATCACAGCTGGTTCAAGCACTGAATCCCTGCGCTCTCTTATTGGTAAGGATGACAACAATGTTTCTCCACTCTTAGCTAGAGTGCATGACGTTGAGCTTGGGCAGCGCTTGAACATTGATGGATCAGATGCCTACTTGGTCCTTGACACTAGACGGTATTCCCAGTACTCTGTAACTGACTTAACGTTCAACCACTTTCCTGGTGTTGGAGAACCAAAGAACCCAATGCTGCTGTGTAAGCAGGGATCGATGAAGATTCACGATTCAACCGGGTTAACGTTTTACAACTACCTTATGGACTTGTTCTCCGACAAGCTTCATGCATCGGCATCTTCAACGTTCTTCTTGCTTACTGTAATGTTCTCCGGGCATCACTACAATGGTAACGTAGAGCACGTAGTTACCTGCAATATACCATTTTTGATTTCAAACCTGTCATTTGAGTTCACGAGCTCCGGTTCTGTGTTTGACATTGCGTTCATTAATCATGAGGGTGTTGCAGCTGGTAATGGTCTTAGCTCAGATCAGCAGCTCAATATGGGTGACATCCGTTCAGCCACTACTAAGGGTCGTGATAAGACAGTTGGTGGTCTAATTGACTCTCTTGAAGCTCAGCTAAATGAACAATCGCTTACCTACTTCCTTAAGTACAATGGCGTTTCTGATAGTGCAGTGTCAAATATAAAGCCAGGCAAGCTGGTGCAGTACATGATCACCGTACCACCAAAATGGAGAGCACTGCTTCCTAACCTTGCTTCAGTTGCTAGAAATACGGAGAAGAAATTTCCTAAACGTGGCTTCTACAAGCCAGTCAATAAGATAGTTGATGACTATGAGATAGCATTCTCAGCTAGCACTACAATTGACAAGGCTATCTCAAGCATCCTTGAGCTTTCATCAGAGTTCCTAAAGGAGTCAAGCTCCGCTAAAAGAATAGCTGGTGAGGGCGTACAGTTCAGAATTAGTCCCGTCATTACATCCGATAACAGTACGTATACTATTCACTTTGATGTCTATCCTCATGTGATGCCGTCTCCAAAAAACATCATTGAGAACAAGGTAAACTTTATCACGTATGACTACCTATTCACTGGCAAGAACACTCACATCAAGGACCTAAGAGTTGAATTTGATGGAAGAGTTGCGGCAGTATCACTTGACAAAAAACTGCACATTGGTAGAAATAGATTTGCTGAGATAGCAGCGAGTGGTCAGAAGGTCTCTACTATTAAGGGTGATTCACAAGCTACAGATGAAAAACCAAGCTCAACTGAAACTGATAGAACGGATATTCAAGCTAATGATCCTATCTTCATGGGCATGAAGACAAAGGTCCAGCGCATCAACAACTCTGATCATCGAGATGAAAATATTGATTCAAGAGCATCACAGGAAGCTCTTGGCGCAAAGCAAGAATACAACCAAACCGTGGCCTACCTTAACTACATGAGCACGCTAAAGCTGTCAATGACAGTTAGAGGTAACCCAAATATCATCATGAAGCTAGCTGATGCGAATACGACCGGTGGAATGCCTCCTCACACAACCATCATCTCCTCGACTGAGCTTACCTCGTTGATGAAGAATGTTGATGTTAACAACACTGGTGCAACCCAGACAGCTATTAAGAATGGTGTTGCTTCGGCAAAGCAGCGCTATATTGATACCTTTGTTAACAAGAGAATTCAGAATTTAGATGCTGTGATGAAGCCGCACTACAATGGGACAAAATACGACCCACTTCTAAATGGCATTGACTCAACTGTTCTTGGGCTCTACGCTAAGATAAACATCAGAGCTCCCAATGTTGATTACGTCGGTAACTTTAAGGATGGTGCTAGCATGTTTGCTGATGAGTTCTTCTACAAGGGCATCTACAGAATTACAGACATTGACACTCACTTTGCAAATGGGGAGTTCTATCATGTCATGCACATGATAACCTACGGACAAGGAATGAAACAACCATGAGCGGCCCACTAGACTTCATTGATGATGGCATTCCTTTCATTATGGAAGGACAGGTCGTAGCAACAGATGACCCTGATCAAATGGGGCGGTGTAAGCTGTGGGTACCTACTCTTGATGGAGAAAATTTTGACATTGATTCTCTCCCTTGGGCAGAGTATGCTTCGCCATTCGCGGGATTTACAGTTGAGTATCCTACGAGTGGAGTAGCAAATCAATCTCAAGTTGCATATGGCATGTGGGCTATACCAAAGATCGGTGCTACTGTCCTTGTGTTCTGCTTAAACGCGAATCCATCAGTACGCTTTTACTTCGCGTCAACTCTTCGCCTTCACCGCAATAGATCACTACCGGCTGGTAGAAATGCAGACGATGCTGGTAATCCTGGACCATTTGGTGATTCAGAAGATGATGCTGGACAAGCCATCCCAATTCAGCCAGAGTACAACAACCTTCGCGAACAGTTTGACGGTAAGATGACCACTTCTCAAGCTAAGACACGTGGTGGGGTTGAACGTCAGGCAGCGCAGAACAAAACGAACAAGGATGGCACTGATGGCTACGCAAACAGCCCAGTTGACAGCTATCTTGATCCACAGACATACTGCATTGTAACCCCAGGCAGACACGCCATCATCATGCAGGATGATCCTAAAGGTTCTAGAATGCGCTTTAAGACAGGTAGAGGTCATCAGGTTATCTTTGACGACACGAATGAACGCATCTACGTTTCTACAGCTAGGGGCAAAGCATGGATGGAACTTGACGAGGATGGTCACTTTCACGTATTCGGAGCTGAGTCCATCAGTCTTAGATCTGGAAAGGACATCAACCTTACAGCTGATGGAAGCATCAACCTGGAAGCAGGTAAGAACATTAATGTAAAGGCTCTGACTGGTAACATGAAGGTTGGCATAAGCGGTTCATTCCACTTAAAGGCTAACAAGGACATCAAGCAGTCAGCTTGTGGGGTGTTTGATATTGACAGTGAGTCAAGCATCAAGGTTACAGCGGCTTCAAACATGGAACTAAAGGCAAAAGCTACGATGATTATCTCTAGCTCAAGCGATACAAACATCAGCGCAGGCGGGGATATCAAGCAATCAGGTGCAAGCATTCAGCTTAACGGACCTCCAGCTGCAGTAGCTTCAGATGCTTCATGCCCAGACCTTCCAGACTCACCTTCTGTAATCCCAGGTCATGAGCCATGGACGCGGCCAGTAACTTCTGGTACCCGCGGAGCTAACTGGAAGGAGTGATTTACGGTAGTCGATTTTTCTGATAAATAATTCATTACTCCGATCATACCATGGCAACATCACTCTACAATGGCTTTTCTACTGCAAACTGGATGGCGAACAGAACGTTCGGCTTGAAGGATATAGAGCTTGTGAAGCAAGACTTGTTGAACCATATCTACACGATTAAGGGTCAGCGCCTCATGATGCCTAACTATGGCACAAGAATTCCAATGATGGTGTTTGAGCCAAATGACGATAATACGCGCCAGATTATTGAAACAGATCTGACAGAAGTGTTTAACTACGATCCACGTGTTAGCGTTATTTCACTTCAAGTGCTCTCCCTTCCAAACAACAATGCCATTCTAGCGATGGCCGATCTTTTGTATGTTGAGTTCAACGTACGTGATGTCCTCAATATTGAAGTACCTACAAAATGACCATTAGAACCACATACGCAGCTGAAGCATGGGATAAGGTTTATGATGCTTTTTCTCAGATTAATTTCACGTCATATGATTACGATACTGTTAAGGAATCTCTTCTTCAGTACCTGAAAATTTATCACGCTGAACACTTCAATGACTTCATTGAAAGCTCTGAACTTATCGCTGTTCTTGAAATGTTCGCGTACGTTGCTGAACTTTTGGCATACCGCGTTGATACGATGGTACATGAAAATTTCATCACTACAGCTCAGCGCAAGCAGTCTGTCCTTAAGCTCGCAAGACTTATTTCCTACACAGCAGCGCGTAACATTCCTGGTAGAGGTTTGGTAAAGATTAACACTGTAGTTACTTCAGAAGCAGTTTATGACTCTCTTGGTAACAACCTTGCTAACACCACTATCACGTGGAATGATCCAAACAACAGTAACTGGAAGGAACAGTTCTTCCTTGTTATGAACAAGGCCCTGACATCTAAGTTTGGTAATCCATCAAAGGCGTTCCAGATTGGCGACGTGTCGATGCAGCTCTACACGCTGAACAATGACCTTAACGCTTTCAGAAACGGTGTGCTCGCCTTCAGCGTTGCAGGTAATTCTTCTCAAGTTCAAATGGAACTTGTTCCAGCTGACATTGATTCAAATGGTCCGTTCGAGCGGGCTCCTGATGCTAACGCTCAGTTCAATATCATCTACGCTTCTGATGGCAAGGGTGATGGCTCTGACTTTACTGGCTTCTTGGGGTTCGTAAAGCAGGGGTCAATGGTCCTTACTAACTACTTAATCGCATCTCCCACTGCAAACCGTAGAATTGAGCTTGACCCAATTAATGTAAATGACACCGACGTCTGGGTATATCGTGTTGATGACAATGGAACCATCCTCGAGAATTGGCTTCGTGTTGAAGCTCTTAATGAGCAGAACCTTTACTTCAATGATGTTACATCAACCCGCAAAAAGTATGAAATTTCAACTCTTGAAAATGATGCAATTGCTTTGTTGTTTGGGGATGGTAACTTTAGCGACATGCCCGTTGGAACGTTTCAATTTTGGACTCGTGTCTCACTTAACCAAGACGTTAATATTCCAAAGAACACAATCGTTGGCCAGCCAGTCAGCTTCTCTTATGTCAACCAAGTAAATGTTGGACAGACATTCGGATTTACATTCTCACTAACTGCGGCAATTCAAAACAATGCCGCGTCTGAGAACATCGAACACATTCGTCAGTCAGCTCCTTCGACTTACTATTCACAGAACAGAATGGTAAATGGACAAGACTATAACACCTACCCACTTAAGGACTCTACGATCCTTAAGCTTAAGACAATTAACAGAACCTTTGCCGGTCAGCCAAAGTACATTGAGTGGAATGACTCTTCTCTTACGTATGAAAATGTAAAGTTGTTCGGCGATGACCTCAACATGTCCTACAGCATTACCGCCGACATGGTTGAAACTCGTCTAGCAGCTAAAACTCTTATTGACACGTTTCTTGAGCCGCTTCTTCAGTCAAATGCGCTTCTCAACTGTCTTGTTCACATCATGGCAACCAGTGCCGGTTCCTACGGTATCATCAGCTACCCACGTCGAAAATTCATTGAAGACAACCGCCAAATATACAAGAACATTGATGGAACGTTTGTTAACCCGTATGGTTCTCTTTCAACTGGTAATGGTAGTTTGAATGAAAAGACAGCTATCCAGGCAGCCATTGATGGTCACTGGTATGGTGACCCTCTTGGATATGCTACGATCAATGGTATCCAGCACGGCATCATCGCTGACCCTATTCTTAACCCAATGGATGATGGTAAGCTTTACCTACCAAGCCTGCCAAGAACTATTGACGGTCTTAACACCTACCCACCAGGAGATACTGGTTCGAACCTTCAAGCTTTGAACGCGCAGGAATCGTTTGGACTTCGCTTCAACCGGTTCCTTGCTGCCTTTGGTGGTGGAACGATTGCGCTTGTTGACCAAGCTGGTGTTACTGCCGTTAGCAATGCAACGCCATCCTCAGCTGTTGGCGTTGATTACTACAAGCACAAGGTAGAAGTTATCACCATCGAAATGACTTCTGATGCTACTACATTCACCGTAATTAGTAGCATTCGTGGTAAACTTCATGACTACAGCTTGTCAGCAGTTAATACGCGCTGGTCTGTACAGGCTGGTTTAACGAGCTATCCATTTGACTTCATCATCACAAATGATCTAGCAAATCAATTCTCGGCTGGTGATGCATTTGTGATTGACATTAGCTACACTGGTACCGCGTGGCAAGCCCTAGTAAGAAACTTTAATCCGGCAGGAACTGCTGTTTACAAGGCAAACCTTAATGGCTGGTGGGAACTTATTTCCCACAGTGAGCTTCTTGCAGGTGGAATTACATCAGCTACTGAACTTTCAACTGTACAACAAGCTAACTTTGACCCTAATGACAGCGTAAATGCTTGGGTGTTCATGGTCTCTAGAAACATAAACTCAACAACGGGTGAAGTTGATAGCTGGTCAATCTACAATCGTAACATGAAGATTATCGCGGCGAGCACAGCGACAAAATTTTGGTATAACCAAGATGTGCAGATCATTGACTCATCTACCAAGAAGCCACTTTATGACAAGATCAGAGTTCTGCGTTCTAATCTTGATGAGTTTGGTAAGCCACTTAAAAAGGCTGACATCTATGATACTGTTGGTTTCGTTTATGATGAGAATGGCGTGGTGAATTACAATCAAATCGAAGTTCTTCCTACTGATACAATTACATTTGCACAAGCTGGTGATAAGACACCTGACAACATTCTTCAATTTAGCGCATTCTCAACTGACCAATTTTCGTTCTACCTTGTAAATGTGTCAACGGCTGGCATGCAGTCACTTGGAAGTCAACTTACTGCTTCGGAGTATACGTACACTTCAGCGTACGACATTACTGATTATGCTAACAACTACAGCTATGATGCTGGTACAATAGTCGTGCCATCGCTTGGATACACATTTACCTTTACAGCTGGCGCCATGCTTTCTGATTCTCAGCCTACCTCAGGTCCGCTATATCAAATAATGAGATTGAGAACTATATCAACTCTTGATTTTATGTGGCAGCACTTTAGCCCAGTGACTCACTTGGTTGATCCATCCGTTACTAATATCCATGATGCATTCTTGATGACTCGTGGATACTACAACAACGTTATGGACTACGTACATGGTCTTTCAAGCGTGGTTCCACAACCACCAACACCACTAGAACTTCGCACCTCATATGGTTACCTTCTTGCTAATAAGATGCTTTCAGACACAGTTGTTCTTCACTCGGGCAAGATTAAGCTGCTGTTCGGTGCTTTAGCTGATCAAACTCTTCGCGCTAAGTTCAAGGTTGTTAAGTCAGCAACTGCCACCTTCTCAGATGAACGCATCAAGGCTGAGATTGTAACTGTTATTGATACACTGTTTGACATCCAAAACTGGGATTTTGGTGATTCCTTCTACGCTACAGAGCTTATCTCTCTTATTCACCAGAAGCTGTCAACTCAAATAGCTTCTGTTGTTTTGGTTCCACTGTACTCAGTGAATTCATTTGGCTCGTTGTTTACAATTAACTCCGGTTTTGATGAGATTCTTCAGTCCGCAGCTACGGTAAATGATATTGAGATCGTTACTGCATTAACTCCTACTGTTCTTAGACAAAACAGGTAATCACATTTTTGGGGCTTTGAGAAGTTGGATAAATATCATATCAACTTCTTAGACTATTTGAGTACGCCCACATATGGCAACCAGTCAATCTCTAGACCTTAAAAAACTAATTCCTCCAGCAATTCGAAATGAGCTTCTTGACGGACTTATTTCGAATACGTTCAATCGTTTCGTTTCTGAGGAAAATAGCGTTCTTGTAAACGGACGAATAGGAACTTCCGTGGTGGGCGACACGGATATTGTTCCTCCATCTTTCGACAGACAGGTTAATGCACTTGTTCCTGCACTTTACTCTAAGTCAGGTACAGAGGTAAGCATCAATACATTTGAGGACTTCATCAATAAGATGGTATCCCTTGATGTTGACATAGCTCATATGCGTGAGTGGATGGCTGAAGAGTACTTTAACTACTCTCTTCCAATCAACATTGATAAGTTCATCAATTACGTTAACTACCTTTGGGTGAAGCCACTCACTACTGGCCCAGAGTGGAACATGACAAATGATCCAGAGTTCTACGTCATCGCTAGACCTAGTCCAACCGACATCATAAAGAATCCTGTTCGTCTTGCCACAACTTCCAGCATTCAACTTTGGGCAAATGGTCGCCCAACTGAAACATTCACTGTAACGTTTACGTCCAACTCGCACTTTACTATCACGAGCGATTTTGGCAACGTTACAGCCAACGTTACAGCTCTTACCTCCAATTCTTCAGGTGACACTACTCAGGTAATCGTCTATGACAACCTTGGTGGCCAGCTAATGTCATTTGTAATTACTGTTGGTACGTTACCATTTGGTAGCGGGGATTCATTCACAGTGAAGATCACCTACTTCACCAGCAACATTCTGATTAACTTCAGCTCTATCTCAACCGTTGGAAAGGGAGCGATTAGTTCTGTCCAAACATTATCCCCACTAATGACTATTGACGGAAGCGTGATTGCTGTTGGTGACAGAATTCTCGTAAAGGATCAAACTGACAAGTCAAAGAATGGTATCTACATTGTTACCCTTGATAGTGAGTGGAAGAGAACAACTGATACTGACACAGCAGCTAAATTCGGGGTTGGTTCAGTCGTCTATGTCAATACTGGTACAGCGAATGGTGGCAAGACATATGAATCAGCTGGTACGTTTGCTACTAGCTCATTTGACTTTGCGCAAACTGCACAACCAATCGGCTTAAGTACGCTAAACGACTGGCAGACAGGAAACTACTGGGTTCACCGCGATGACATCACGTCCATTCCAAACTACGCTGCCTACACGATGGTTTCGGCTACTCGCCCAATCATTGAATACAACAACAGCGTTGAGCTAAACTCCTACGTTGACAGCAGCGGAACTCCAGGGCACTCCAGCACAGTCATCAATGCTCGTCAGTTCAAGTACAAGCTTAATCAGATTCCACAATTCAACCTGTACCGCTATGATGGTACTCACCAAGGTGCAACGAGTGGTATATTCTTCTATGTTGAAGATCCAGATTACACAACTGATGCAGTCCTAAAGCGCCGCGTGAAGACAACGGCTGATGCTGATTTTATCTTTGGTTGTGGTCTAGCCGACATTGATGGTCGTCTTCTTTACTACAAGAGCTCTGGAATTCTTAAGTCAGTATGGCAGGGTAGCGTTACTACTGCCATAGCAACAACTCCAGTGTTTGCTGGAAACCCTAACAAGGGAACAATGACGATAACAAGCGTAGCTCAATATGCTGACAACCAAAAATGGGAAGCAATCGCTATATCTCCAACTCAATTCTCCATCAAGGGAATTAGAAGTGGGGTTGTTTACACAGCAACTGTTGGTACTCCTTTCACTGTTGAAGACTTCTCTGGCCTTATTACAGCTGGAATAAATCCTTTTGAAAATGCAGAGCAGTTCTCTTTCAACATCATCGCTCCTCTTTCGCCACGTTACGTAAAGAAGCTTAGCGATGGTTCACTTGTGAACTACCCCGGTGGCTATACTGCTGATGCTCTTGACGGTGTTATTGACGGTGCCTGGATGACACCTGCACGTATGTTCGAGAACTTGGATAGACAGACAGTTCTTGAGATTACGTTTGGCGACTTTCTTAATCACGCTCGCAACGTTGTCAAGCACCAAGATGGATTCACCGGATCATCTTTCGGTATCAATAACGTTCGTAACTTGAACTTTGATGAAACCCTTGGTGGTACAATCAGAGAATTCAGCAGCAACTTTCCTCTTCTAGCTTCAAGCCTTATTCAACCTGAGATGTCAACCATCTCTATCCTTGAATTTGTCCAACAGCAGTACATGGTTGCTCTTGCCAGCATTGACCGATTTATCTCTGAAGCTCTTCCATCCTACATCGCAGGCAGTGGAAGTATCCTTACTTCCATGGTAAATCCAGACGCACCTGATATTCAACGCCTGCTCGCTCACTTTGAAAGCATTAGAGCTGAGGATGTAACCCTCAAAACGGTTTTTGGTGATACCACGGCAAAGGTAACTTATTGGCCAGCAACCCTTCCTATTCTCGGTCTGCTTCCAAAGGTAACACCATCAATTTCATTTGACTTTGAACTTGGAATTGACGTCATGGTTCACCATGATGGGCATGTGTCACCCGTTACAAGCAGCAACGTAGAGCTAGATAGGCTTCTGGTTCAAACCGTTGTTCCTCGTTCAGATGGGACATCTTCAGCCGGCATCTTTTCAGAAGCAGTACCACTTACACCATATGCTGGTCAACTTTGGGTTAAGCCATCTACATTCGCAATCTCGATCTTTGATGTTGTTAGTGATACGGATACTGTCCCAACTGGCTATGCGGGCGCTTTCTGGTATAAGAAGTCAGCTAATGAACTTTACGAGTGGAACCCGGTAAACCTTAGCTGGCAGCCAGCATCACTTGGACTTATTCCTTCTCTGTGGAAGCCATTTAATTCATCAGCTATTAGAAATAGCTTGGTTCTAGCCGTAGAAAATAAGCTCTACGACAGCGTTCATGCTAAGCAAGACGTTCACGTCACTCTGTCAGACGTAGCTCTTTCAAGCTATTCTGAGGTTGAGCTTGCTCGTTACGCTGCAAAATATGGTTATGACACCTATGCTCCAGACTATGTAGCATCAGATGCTTTCACATGGAACTATTCACAAGCAGTTCTTCCATTCACAACAGCGGCTCGCTGGTTTGACGTACTTACTGACTACTTTACAAGCAATGGTCTTCCTGGAACATGCCGTCCTAATCTTGAACCATGGAAGCTTATGGGCTTTACAACTAAGCCAGCCAACTGGGACGCTCAGTACCTTTCAACCATAACCGGAAACGTAGCCACGCTAGCTGTAGCTTACGCTGCAGATGTCAACATCATTCCTCCATTCATTGGTTTGCCAACTGTGGACGGTATTACTCTTTCAGAAGGAGACTCTCTTCTACTAACTGGACAGTTCGACGCGCGTCAAAATGGTATTTGGCTAGTATCATCTGGGGGATGGTCACGTGCTGCTAATCCTCTTTCAGCTGGTCTCACCATCAATGTTCTTAGTGGAAGCTTTGCTACTACCAATTGGACTGTCCTAACAACCGGAACAATTCAGCCGTCAGTTACTCCTGTTAGCTTTGGTCAAATTAGGACCTGGCTGAAGTCAATGTGGCAAGCAATCAAGGCAGCAAACCCTGCACTTAAGCTAAGTGTCAACATTAACACTGACGCCCTGCTCCCGCCGTATGTTTCTGCTGCTGCATTTGAATCAGCTGAAGCTCTTACAACTGTCATGCCAACTGGTATCTCATTAAGCTACACGTTTGGACAACACGGCCCTATTGAAACCATTTGGATGAAGTCGCTTGAGTATGGATATGGCCTTGCTCGTAGCTACTTTAGATCTTCACCACTTCAATTCTTAGACAAGACATGGGGTGAAACCTACTTTAAGACAAACAATAACGTTCGCGTTGAGCGTAACTTGATGTCACCACTACCTCCAGCATTCTTCTTGCTGCATGGTGAAAAGCTAAACATCATTAACACTTATACTGCAGCTGAAATAGCAAAGCACGTCATCGTAGGTTCAACTCCTATTACATGGACTGGTGCAGGAACTATCTCATTTGTTGTTACACATACTGCTGACAATGTTACTTGGTTCAGCGCTTACGCTAATGGAACGTTCATCGACTACGTTGCTGAAGGCCAAACATTCTCAATTAGTTCTGGTGGAATAGTTCTAACTGATGTTAAGATTGATGATCTTGGAATCCCATTTGACATGGGTGACACGATCACCCTTAAGTTCTTTGATAACATTCCCGACCCTGCTTACATTCCTCCAGCAGTCGAAGTTCTTCCACTTGGGTGTGAGGACTGCATTGCTAATGGTGCCATCATAGCATCTCAGAATGCAACTGTTCCAATGGTTCAAGTTCCATTTACCTACGCATTCACTTCCAGCAACATGAAGATATTCAAGGGTCTTGGACAGTGGTTCACAAATCTTCTAAGATTCAATTCAGTTGACACATCACTGTCACCAGCTGCAGTTGCTTACCGTGGATGGTCAATCAAGCTAGCTCACCAGCTCGGTGTTCTTATCCGTCCAGAAACTCTTTCGATTGACACCTCACTTGGGGCTCTTCCTTCTACCGCCTATGATGTTGTTTTGAAGAAATCCTCCAACACTTCTAGCCTTTGGATTTCTGGTCTTCGAATCCAGCTTGTTCAACTTGGTACGAAGAAGCTAAACATTGATGGTGTCTACATTCCAACAGCTGACGCTTCTGATTGGATCTTCAGAGTTGAAGCATACAATCAACAGCACCCAGTTCTTGAGCGCTACATCTTGGACACTGCTAGCGAGTTTGAAACTTTCTATGCTCTTCAAAAGGAACATACTGACCTTGCGTGGAAGCACTGCCTTAACCACTCTAGCATTGTATCATCCACGGTTCCACTTTCAATCACTGGCCTTCAGAACGTCGTTGATTTCATCTACGGTTATACCGATCGTCTTGCTGACCTTGGATGGAAGATAAGCTCTGACTCTCCAGTAACAGACGCTAAGACTGGTCGTAACCTTAACTGGCAGCTTGAGATTGAAAAGTTCATTGATCACGTTTATGAGGGCATGGCCGCCGGTGAGGGTTACATTCTTAACCCATTCATGTCCCGTCTTGAACTTGACACTCCAGTAGGATTGATGGCTAAGTACTCTGACGCGAACTTTATCGATGAGTACTCTACTCAAGCAGCGTATGACGTGACCGGTACTGCAATTCCAATTGACAACATCTTTGTTGTTCGTACTGATGAGCGCTCCATTACCTACAGTCAAACACCGATATTCTCAGCTCACGTCTTTACCGATGAGTATGAGCACGTCATCCTGATGAACCAACACTTCTCAGATGAAACAAATTCAACGGTAATCTTTGATACGTTCCTGGGACTTAGGCTCAGTACCGCATTCTTGTCCTATATCAGACAAGCTGAAACATCTAGAAAACCAACCTTTAGCGGCTTCTACCTTAGTGGTAGTGACGTTAAGAGAAACATCTCGTCTTCAATCGACACGATTGGAAACTACTACGATGCTGATCAAACCTTCTATGACCCACTTACAGCTAAGCACGCACTATCCCTTCTTGGTTTCGTTAAGAAGGATTACTTTGCCGGTGTAAACGCGAATGACATTACTCAGTTTAACTTCTGGAGAGGTTTGATTCAAGCTAAGGGAACGAACATGGCTATCAACGCGTTCGTTAATTACAAGAAATTCATTGATGCTTCTACCGATGAGTTCTGGGCTTACAAGCTTGCAACATTCGGTGATGCTCGTGAGCGCACATTCCCAGAAATCAAGATCAACCCAAAGGATGCTACTCAAAAGTTCTCTAGATTCCAGTTCTACTCGGTGGATGATATTCATGATCCACTTCCACTTTACACACAGATTGAAAACTCTGATGACACGTACTGGTTCTCAATTGATGACCTTGGTACTGGAATGAAGTTTGAGGCAACTCCTATTTCTGAAGTCATTACTGCACCTGCCGCAGGCTACTACAAGCTTACTAACATCTACCATAACGGTGATGCTATGAGCCCATCAATTACGACAACAGCCGCAGCTACCTTTAGAGTTGTTAATGCTTCCATGATCTGGGTAAGTGGTCCTGGGCAATTCACCGTTAGTGGTTACACGTGGAACAATCCAACCAAGCACTCTCCTATTAAGCTGTTCGATTACATTGAGAACACCCTAGTAGATGAAATTGGTTTGTGGCACCCAGCTATTGGTATTCACGCCTACGCACCGCTTGAGGTTGTTAACATGATATCTGGAGAAGATCCAGCTAACTACAACTACACCACGAAAACAACTGACAACGTTCAGTACAAGCACCTTAAGCCGTGGGGAGCTAGAGAAGTAGGCCAAGTGTTCTGGGATACGAGTAACCTTGCTTACATTCCATACTATGACGCGACAATTTTCCCAAGTCGTGATGTGCGCCATGCTCGCTGGGGTTCACTTGCTGAATGGGCATCCATCGATCTTTACGAGTGGACAGAAAGCCCTGTTCACCCATCTGCCTACAATGCACAAGCAGTAGCGCAAGAAGGTGATTCATCAATTGACGACTCAGTAAAGCTTTCAGGTAAGGTAGCTCTTTCTAAGTTTTACTCACGCGATCGCAAGATAACAGCAGTGCCAATTGCATGGTCATATGTTCCTACTGGGGCTGTTAATGGCCACCCATCATTTATCACCAACACGAACACAAACATCTGGAGAAGCGGTAACATCCTTATCGCTGATACAGGCCGCGTCGCGGATGCTGACTTGATTGCAGGACGTGGATTTAGTGGTTGGGATATCGTCAACTCTAAACCTGTTGGTGAGCTTTCAATTGGTACAGTAACGTCTTATGTCATTGGATCTTCTACTGACCCGCTTGCTCCAGTTCTTAATGCTGACCTCTCACTAAGCATCATCACCGGTGGAGTATTTGGTACCCGCATTGGTGCCGTGGCACTTACATCACACGACAGCTTCATTAGAATGACTGATTCGACTGGATTCTTCCAGGACGTAGAGGTAACCACACCTCTGGGTGTTGACACCCAGGCCACCTACAAGTTTGATTTATTCGGTCTTGCTCTTACAATTTCCTTCCCAACTAATTCAAGCATAACAGATATCATTGGAATCTTTGGGGCACTTCCAGCTAAGGACGTTGTTATCCGTGAGGCTATTGACTTCACAACAGTTGTTGATTTTCCAAGTGATCCAGGTACGCTATTCAGCAACTCTGGAGATTACTTGAGCGTTCCTTCTGACTATGGTTGGAGAACGTGGGTAATTCCTACTCAAGCTCAGCTTACATCTGATCTTCTTTCACCGTACAATGCGTGGCTGCCGGTCATGGGTGACCCAGTTGTCGTAGCTCCATCACCAGTGGTAATTGCCGCGATGAAGGATTCGACATCCACACTTACCCTTAAGTCTGGTATCACCATAAGCCGCTACTCATCAACCTGGAATAACTGGGTTGACTTGTCAAATGAGAAGCTTGATGCTATTTCAAATGGTACAACGAATGTTTCGTTCATGTTAAGCGACACCATTGACCCTAACCGCCTATCAATCTATTCAAATGGCATTCAGGTAAATCCTGATGGATACGTGATTACAGGAAAAGTTGTGGAACTTGTAAATACTCCGTTACCTGAAGGAACCATAGTTACTCTTCTTTATAGAGCGTATCAACCGACAGCTAAAGAATTAGCTTTTGATCCATCAGTTGCCGATGATGTAACTATTCAGGTTCAGTATAAGTCAGACTACCAGTACACCCAGCTTGAGGTAAGAGATGAGCAGGGGAATATTACTGGGACGAAGTACTATTTCTGGGTTCAAGACAAAACCATTCCGCAAGCAAACAAGTCAATGTCACTTTCACAAGCAGCAGCCCTTCTTAAATCTGGAGCACCACGCTATGCGGTGTTCTCTAGACTTCAGCCAGGTGCGGTTCTTCCATCTGCAGCATATGACTCTTTTGCGATCTCCGGATTGAATACCTTGATCACTAAGAATGATTCCTATAAGCTTCGCATGCTTAGAGATTTTACACTTCGCGATGATCCTGAAGAATTGAACCTTAAGAACATTCACACTGAATGGGCTCTTATCCGTAAAGGTCAATCATCCAAGATTCCTGCAGCTCTTTGGGAAATTCTTACTAATGCTGTTGCTGGCACTGATACTGCTGGCAATCAACTTCCTTCAAAAGCAAGAATTGATTATGATGCTCGAAATAATACTCGTACACGTTATGGATTTAATCCTGGACAGATTTTTGCAGAAACATCTTTGGTCAGAGCTTCAGTCACAAACACAATTCTGAACACAAACCTTGTTTTGAATCTTGCTGGTAAGAAGATTCCTGACTACATCTCAGCTCTTAACTTTGATGACAGTGAAAACTGGTTTAAGGATGCTGCAACTGCAAGAGCTACGATGTCATTGATCTGGAATACAGCTCGTCCGGCTCAGATCAATGAAATATTTTTCGACACGTTAGATGATGCCCTTTCTAACAACTATGAATTTAGCGACATGTTCAAGACCTCGTTTATAACGGTTAACTCAACCTCAGTAGTTGACGGCACTGTCCAAGTGGAGCAAGCAGATGAGCTCTACTAACAATTACTTAACCGTCAGCAGTGGGCACATTGATAGTCTTATCAATTACGTACTTGACGTAAAGCCTTATCACGTAAAGCTTTCCGCCATTGTTGAACAGTACATCTTTCATGATGACGTTAACGTAAAGATTGATGAGGATGACCAGCTTCTTGCCATCCTTGGGGCAGATATATCTCCAAAGATAGGCACACCTAAGATTAGAGCTCGTCGTTCACAATCTTGGTACCATGACATCATGTCCGATGGTAGCAGAACGACGTGGCAGGTACCACTTACATCGGTTAATAAGTTCGCTAGCCACTCATCCAGATCGGAGTTTTACGCTGGCATTGATAACATTCGCCGTCCTGGAAGAGTTGATGATGACACGCAAATTCCTGGGATTGGTAACATCTCAACAAACAGGGTATTCAGCAACATTAGATGGGATGGGCCGGGCATCACTGACGTACGACAGTACAAGTACCGCATCGAGCGGGACCCACTTTACACTCCTAACCTACCAGCAGATTCTAACCCATATGATGCTACACTTCATTGCCAAGATACGGTTGACTACTTCTTGTCTCGTGGCGTTTATTCATTTGACGTTATTCAGGGCAGCGGCGCACCACTTCAGCGCTGGAAGGATAGAAATGTAAAGGACGCTACAGCATTCCCTGAGAATGAAGGTACTCTCCTCTATGCTGATGTAACTAAACCATTTGCTACAGTAACTGGAATTACTGGTGGCAACTATGAAGAGTGGACTCTTACGCGCGTTGACAATTTTGGTAATTCAACTATTATAGTTGACCCAGTTACTCTCGCTTCAAATCCTGATGACCTCAACTACGTAAATGTAAAGGGATCAATCTCGGGTGATATTGGCGTCACAGTTTTGAATGGCAGCTTTGTAAATCCAATCATCTCATTTAAGATGGGACCAGCTCTTGACGGTATTACTGAGATGCTTGTTGGCAATACGATCACGCTAACACCGCATTCTCGCATTGTTGTAGCTCCTACAGCTCCAGAAGAATCGTGGTCACTCATCAAGACAAATCCTATTGCTATGGTGGGTGTCCCTACCTTTGCTCCCGGTTCAGCTAGACCAGCTAACACAACATATCCAGCGATTGAGGTACATACTGACTCCCTTGGCTACACAAACGTTTCCACTCACTGGGCTATTAACTTTAATGGTGATGGTACATACACGCTTCAGGCTATCAATGCATCTGGGAAGCTTTACGGAACAAATGGCTTAACTATCAACCTAGCAGATGGCTGTGGCTATAAAGATGATTACATCCAATTCACCCTTATCCCATCACTCGATGGTTACTTCGCTGGTGATTCATTTAACTTTACTGTTGGTGATAAGGTTGAGCACTATCTTGTTTACGGTAGCATATCTGGTTGGCAGCCAAATGCTGTCATTGGTGAGTGGTATTGGAATGGAAAGATTGGCCTTAAGATTCCAAAGCTTGAGTACTTTGCGCACGCTTACAATTCAACCATCCTTACATCAGTAGATGCTAGCAACGGCGACTGGAAAATTTCAGTCGCCAATGGTCAGATAGTAAAGTCCGTAGAATTCAACAATGGAATTTTCTACATCACTGGGGCTGACTCTATAGTCGGTACGTCTACCGATGGTGTAACGTGGACATCTGATCTCACGACAATATTCCCAACTCAGCTAAACTACCTAGTTACCATTGGTCCAAATGGAACAGCCGGAGTTGGTGTGCAAGATCCAGCTGTTTACGCGATAGACTCCACAACTGGTTATCCAGCGAATCCAGCTGATTACATTCACGTCGCTGTTGATCCTAGCACGGGATATCCTTACCTTCCCCTTCGTCCAGCAATCATCTGGGAAAAGGCAGTCACCCACGTTAACGAAGATCTGAATGGCTTTGTTCAAGTAGCTAACGCTCTTACTGATCCGTCAAACCCATCCACACTGCTAAGCGTGACAGTTGTGGTAGGTAATAGTGGTACAATAATCTCAACCGTAAATGGTTCTGGTTGGGCTACTCAAAGCTCTGGAGTAACAACAAATCTAAATGACATCACCTTTGGCAATAGCATTCTTGTTGCTGTGGGTGAACATGGAACAATTCTAACATCAGTAAATCGTATTGACTGGGTCCAAGTTCCATCTAATACAGTCAATCATCTTTCAGCTGTTACCTATTCTGCAACACTTGGAATGTTCATCGCTGTCGGTGATCGGGGGACAATTCTTCGTTCACTTGACGGGTCAACATGGGCTAACCTTTCAGTCTTCAATGATGGTACGTTCTCCGACATCATTTTCGCTGCTGGGAAATTTGTTGGTGTTGATAATGTTGATGGATGGGTCTCATCTTCAATTGATGGTTACTCTTGGACACGTTACCGTGGTCGTCGATTGAACAGCATCGCATACGGTAATGGAACGTTCGTTGGTGGAGGCGGTACACCATATGACCTCACCAACTTTGTTCCGCTTCCACTTACAGCTGCCTACACTCCGCCAGCTGTTATTCCAGCAGGAATAAATGGTCCAGAGATCGATCCTGTTCCTCACTCTTCAGCAGAGCCATCTTTTTACACGATTACATTCGTGTCAAGTACTACAGCAACCGTTGTCAGCAACGTTTATGGTCAGCTGGCTGGATTAAAGATTGACACACCTTGGACCGATGGACGTGCAGCATTTAAGATTCCATCAATGGCGAATGGAATTCCATACCAAGTTGGTGATGTCATTCACATCTACCTTGCTCCAATGTACAGCTACACAACTGATGTTGGCTATGATGAGAGCGAGTACTGGGTTCATGGCTATGATGCTGAGGTTGGTGAATGTACTGTTCCACTCATCTTCAACCAGGAAATATTTCCACTCTACCACAGTCATGGTTCTGTTATCTTCAAGAACGTAACTGATAGAGATAAGTTCATAATTGACAAAGCAGCTAATGACACCTTTAAGTTCAGAATTGAAGGTGCTAACCTACTATTCCCCGAGCTTGCTCCAGACTCAAATGACTGGATCCCAATTACACTTAAGTACTACGATCGCATAGCTAACAACGTCCCGGTGTCTGCAGCTGAGTTCTCTGATCTTGCTACCTACATTGAAGGTTACTTGGGTAGCAATCCAGATGTGAAGGTATTCCACATCCTCCAGCCTCGCTATGAAACATCAAACAGAAATGCATCAGCAACAATCGTTCTTGATTCTGCTTTTGTATCCCAGTACCTGAAATTTGGTACTAACTTTTCACTGATGTTCCTTCCAGACCAATCGTACGGTCAGAAGATTCGAGTAAAGATTACTGAAAATTTCAGAACTTATGCTCGTGTTAGACTAAACTTCCAAGACATCTCAAGCATTAACATAGCGGATGAACCTATTCAGTATCTGGACATTATTGAAGATATTTCACTTGTTGATATCGTTAATGCACATATTATCGAAGGTGGTGCAGCCTCTATTAGCACGGGAGGCTATGACGTCCTTCCTTATGGTGCAACTGCCTACGATGACTCTACAACTGGAATAGTTACTGGCATTGTTGAGTCTCCTGCGGGAAGTGGAAACTATGAGTATACTGGAAATGATAGCGATTGGGTAATCATCAACCCAACTCCTGGACCTTCTATCTCTATTACTCAAAGCACTGGAGATGTTCCCAACGTTGATGGTGATACGGCTGTTCAAGCTAGCACGGCAATCATTGAAGGTCTCACTATCATGGAACGTGAATGTCCAATCGATCCAGATCCAACAACCGGTTATGATGCATACGCGTATGACTCATATCCATACGACACTGACCTGGACTTCGTAGCAGCTAAGTTTGTTCTATTCTTTGACATGAATGTTCAGACAACAGGAATGGTTGTTACTCAAGCAGCAGACGAGTACATGGTTGTAGTTCAGAACAGAAGCTACAGCGGTTCGCCAACGATCTCCCTGGAGCAGCTCATCGCTAACACCCTACCTTCTGGTGAGGTTGTTTACACTGGAACTGGTGTTTACGATGCACCAATTCCTAGCTCAATTGTATTCCCAGCTATGCCGCAACTTACAGATGCAAATTCGTTCACATTCAAAACGACACTTTCTGTACCGTTCAGGCTCACATTAAGTTAATTCATACAAACCATAAATATTCTATTGGTTGAAACCTTCAGAACACAGAGGATAACGGAGATAAAATGACTTCAGCGACTTTAAAAACAAAGATCAAGGGACACGTTCACATTGAGGATAAGACTACCGGCGAGGTTCTCCTTGACAAGGACAACGCTATCCACAACAAGAATATGGCCATCGCGATTGCTCGTGGTCTTTCAAACATGTCTCGAGATTCAGCAACTGGAATCGGCTTCAATCAAATTTATAAGATGAAGTTTGGCAATGGTGGTTCAAACATCGACAGCCAAAATCAGATTACATATCAGCCGCCAAACGTTACTCTCCCAACGGCTGATCTTTACAATACTACCTACTTCGAAGTTATCGACGAACAAGTTTCTGGCACACCTTCAGAAAACTACGTCAACTTCCAAGAAAGCCCTTCAGATACTTCCACGATTGTAATCTGCACGTGCACCATCGCAGCAGGTGAACCTTCCGGGCAGGACTTGACTGACTCTCCAGGTGATCCAAATCCAAATTCAACCTATGCTTTTGATGAGCTTGGTTTGTTTACCTTTGATGATAAGCTTCTTTCGCACATCATCTTCTCTCCTATCCTTAAGACGGCTAACAGAGAGTTGGTTATTACTTACACCTTGACAATCACCGTTTCCTAATAGGGGCAGTTCGTGCAGATTCCATTTAGACAAGGCATCGTCAGACGCCCAACAGTTCTTACTGGTCCAGACTGGTTGCAAAAGACCAGTTTGTCCGGTACTTCAATCGACTTGAACATTGGAACTGAATCAACGATCATCTCGTTCGCCCACTACGGGGCGAACTATTCTTTTGATGAAGATAGAACGATCGTTGGCGCTTGGGGTGGAGGTGGTGTTGGTTCAATGAATGGACCTCTTGCAGCAGCTGGACAGACGCAATACCTTTTCTGGGATGTTGACCTTGGTACTGGGTCTCTTACGAGAGGATGGACATTGGTTCCTCCAATCAACTCCTTCAATGAGCCGCTAAACCCAGTTGATGATATGCATTGGTTTGATTTGAGTCAAAATGTAATGCGTGTTTACAAGTTTAATGGTGTTACTGGATATTGGATCGACAAGGTAAGACTATTCGCTGCGGCGTATGATTCTTCTGGGTCAATTCTTCCATACGCTCTTGGTTCTCAAGTTGGCATCAATACCGGTGTTTACACAACTGGTAACATTATCCTTGGTACAAACAACAAGCCGCTCAAGCAGTCAGATGGCACCTTTGTTACAACTGAAACTGACTTGATCATCTACCAGACGAGTGGGCAGAACGTTCGCTTTGACATGGCACTGATGTTCGCGATGGCAGCTGAAGAACTTCCTAAATACTACCTGGTGAAATTCCTCCCACAGAACAGAATCGCTCTTGCATCGAGCCTTGACACTCAGAATTTTGCTCGGGGTATGGTTATTGCCGATCATCACCAAGAAGAAATGGCTCAAGTCATCTCAAGCGGTTACGTTCGCAATGAACAGTGGAGCTGGCAAGATAGTTCAATTAACAAGCCGATTTTCTGCGGCATGACTGGCGAAATTTCACTTACATGTCCAACTGTCGGTGTAGCTCATATCGTGGGACACATCGCTGATGCTACGTCGATTTACCTGAACTTCCAATCTCCTATTAGACTAAGATGAGCGACACTAATAAGCCCCTAATCCTGGATACCGACGGTATCTATAGTCAGCTTCCAGATGGCGCGATCATCAATACTGGTGGTACGAGCAATCTCACATTCACTGTAGGTGGTAGAGGGTTGCTTTTTGATGACGGGTCGTCATCTGCGGGCGGCGGTTCTACGCTTACGCTCCAGGCAATTTACAACAACACACCTCCAAGCAATGGTACAGCTGGGATCTTTCTTACTTTAGGTAAGGACTTCGTTATCTCAGACATTGCAAACGATGGGCACTTTCTAAGAATTGATGCTCTAACTGGGAAGGTAACTATCACTGGTGATCTGGAAGTTCAAGGCACGTCATCCACCATTGATACTGTTATTCAAGACAGTGATCACTGGCAAATTTCGCCAAAGCTTGGTACAACTACTGCGCTAAAAATTGAGCCAGACTTCGGTGTCATCCCGGTTGTTGATCTTGTTTCAGTTCGTAGAACATATGGCACTGCACCAGTCTTCAGAATAGATTCAAGTGGTAATCTTTTCGCTACTCAAAATTTAACCGTTGGGGGTCTCATCAACGGAGTTGACATTGCCGAGCTAAGATCTGAGATGACCGCCCACGAAAATGGTACGGCATTCAGACATCCAGCTAGTGATATCGACATTACCCCAATTACAACCCTTCCTGGGGCTGTAAACGTCCAACAAGCCCTTGAGGCAATCAATGTTAAGGCAGACATGGGTGGCGCAGGTGGAACCGTTAGAGGTTACGCTTACACTCAACTTGTTGTCGATACGATCTGGACGGTCGTTCATCACCTTAATTCTGTGAATATTAACACTACCATCTACGATACTAATCAAGAAGTCATCATTCCAGAAAAAATCAAGATCATAGATAGCAATACTATCCTCATATCGTTCCTGATGCCCATATCCGGTAAAGCGATGATTCTTGCCTTCTAAATCAGTTGTTGCCATAAATAATCTGTACGTCTATCAAAAACTTAGACCCATAGGATAAAACAAAATGGCAAACAAAACAATTGAAACGCAAGACATTGTGCTTGCAGCTACCCTGAAGGTGCTTGGATATCGTCTTGACACAATCGAAAAGATTGGAAATAAGGGAATCTTCTTCTTCAATGAAGTGGATGAAGCTATTGTCAATGATTATGATCTGGGTAATCTCAAAGTTGAACCGGTTTCTTTCAATTCGGCAATTAAGGCTTTAACAACCGCAAGTCGTCGCATTGTATAAATAATAGCTGACTGGTAGATATATTCTAATTCTCAAGGAGATTTAACATGAAATTAAATGGCAATCTTGTTCTCAATACAGATGCTACAGGCGAGTTGCAGAACGTTTATATCGAACGTCTTTCAGCAGTTCCAACATTTAACTCTGCTCAAAAGGGCCGAGTTGTCTTCAACACAACCACTGCAACGTTCTACTTCAACGATGGTACAGCATGGACTGCATTTGCTACTGGCGGTAATGCTTCAGCACTTCAAGCTGAAGTTGACGCTGTCGAAGCATCTCTTGGAACAGCTGTTAATGCCAACGGTACCTTCAATGGTTCCGCTGCGTTCACAAACTCCATCATAGCTGGTTCTGCTTCTATTACTGACGCAATCAACGCTCTTGCAACATACGCTATCGGTAAGGACACCCTTGCTGAACTTGGCGACGTTTCAATGGGTACATATTCTCAAGGTCAATACTTGAAGTTGAACACAACTACTGGTAAGTGGTACAATGAAACTTTCGTAGCTTCTGACATTACTGACGTTACAGCAACTGCTGCTGAGTTGAACACTCTTCACGGCATCACAGCTACAACAGCAGAATTGAACTACTCTTCTGGCGTAACTTCTGGTATCCAAGGACAGCTTGACAACAAGCAGCCTCTTAACACTGGTTTGACCAACTTTGCAGCATCCGCAAATGGTTCTGGTACCGGTATCATCGTTCAAACTGCTCCAAACACATTCGTAGATCGTACCATCGTTGGTCCTTCTTCAGGTGTTACAGTTACAAACGGCAATGGCGTTGCTGGTGCTCCAACAATCAACCTTACTCACAACCTTGCTGCACTTGAAGCTCTTGCTGATGGTTCAACTGGTTTCATAGTTAAGACTGGTGCTGGTACATTCACATCAGGTATCTCTCTTATCTCTGGTTCTGCTTCTCGCATCGTTGTTACAAACGGTGACGGCGTTGCAGCTTCCCCAACTGTTGACCTTGCTACAGTTGCTAATGCAGGTGGTGGTTCATTCTTGAAGTTCTCTTCAGATGCATATGGACGTATCACTGGTACTTCTCCTGTTGTAACTGGTGACATCACAGCTCTTGTAGACTCCACCTACGTTAACGTAGCTGGTGATTCAATGACTGGTAACCTTACCATGACAAGCGGTGCTACAGTAACTGGCCTTCCAACACCAACTGCTGGTACTGATGCAGCTAACAAGAACTACGTTGATGGTCTTGTATCTGGTCTTACATGGAAGACTGCTGTTAAGGCATCTTCTGTTGGTAACTTGACTCTTAGTGGTGAACAAACAGTTGACGGCATCGCTCTTGTAGCTGGTGACCGTATCCTTGTTAAGAACCAAACTACTACGTCCCAAAACGGTATCTACATTGTTTCAGCTACTGGCTGGGCACGTGCAGCTGACATGGATGCAGCAACTGAGTTCGAAGGTTCTGCAGTATTCGTGCAAGAAGGTAATACACAGGCTGATACTGGTTGGGTTCAAACCCTTGCAGTAACTACCGTTGGTACTGACCCTGTTCACTTCAACCAATTCACTGGTTCTTCTGTTCTTACAGCTGGTGTAGGTCTTTCGCAAGTTGCTAACACTCTTAATGTTAACCTTGGTGCAGCTATTGCTCAACTTCCAACTGGTGACGTAGGTCTCGACCTTGCAAACGTAGCTACCTCAGCTCTTATCTTGCAATTGGCAGGTGCTCCAGGTGTTCGTTCTACTGACACTGACTCTCAGCTTGCACTTCTTTTGAAGTCTGCTGGTGGTCTTACTCAAGATGCTGCTGGTCTTTACATCCCTGCTGGTGGTGTTGCTAATGTAATGCTTGCTAACTCAACGATCACTCTTGACGTTGATGGTGGTAATACTGGTTCTATTGCACTTGGTGGTACTCTTTCAATTCTTGGTGATTCCGTTAAGGGTCTTTCATCATCAATCTCTGGTTCAACCGTTAGCTTGACAATTGCTGATGCTACAACTGCTTCTAAGGGTGTTTCTAGCTTCGACTCTGGTGACTTCACAGTTACTGCCGGTGTAGTTTCTATTAAGGCTAATGGTGTTGACAATGGTCAGCTTGCTAACAGCACAATCGGTTACTCAGGTACTACCGGTGGTGTTCAAGTTGCTGCTCTTGGCACATCAATCTCCTTCGTAGGTGGTTCAGCTCCAGTTACTACCGTATCTGCTGCTGGTTCCGTAACGATCAACGTTGCTGATGCCACCGCATCTTCTAAGGGTCTTGCAAGCTTCTCTGCTACTGATTTCAACGTTACCTCTGGTGCTGTATCTCTTGTAGCTAAGGGTCTTAATAGCCTTACAGACGTTGCAACCTCTGGTGATGCTGCTGGTCAAACTCTTGTTTACAGCGCAGCTTCTAGCAAGTTCATTAACCGTCCTACATACTACTTGTACACATCAGGTGGTCCAGCAACTTCCCACGTTGTTACCCACAGCTTGGGTCAGAAGTACTGCAACGTAACAGTTGTAGACTCAACTGATGAAGTTGTTATTCCACAGTCTATCACCTTCAACAGTGATACACAGCTGACTGTTACATTTACTTCTGCTATCGACTGCTTCGTAATCGTAATGGGTGTAAATGCTGCTTAAGTTTAACCTCGGTTAAAATGATAGAAAGGAGTCTTCGGACTCCTTTCTTGTTTGCGCTACTGCAATAAATAACACAGGTAAACTCTAACCTATTTTGACAAGAGGTAAATTATGAAATTCTTTGGTGATGCTCACCTTCAACAGAACTTTCTAAAGGAAGCTGTTATTCCTTTGGACACAACATTCCCTGTAGTCCCAGTTGTAGGGCAAATCGTATTCAAAGATCGTATTCTTTACATCTGCGTTGAAATTACAGGCGGACTCCCATACTGGGTTCCACTCACAAATGAAATTACGGCCTACACGTACATTCAAGCAACTGACGCTTCTGTCTGGACTGTTGACCACCCACTTAACACTTCTCAAGTAAGCGTTACTGTGTACGATACCTCTAACAGAGTTATCATCCCCGGTGAAGTTACAGTTACAGATCCATCGCAGGTTGTTGTTAACTTTGGAACACCAGCTCAAGGTAAGGTTGTTGTTCTTACAGGTACGTTTGATGGACAGACAAAGCCAACCTACGCTTTCGAGTTCTTCCAGACAAATCCTTCTACCACTTGGACTATTCCACATGGTCTTGGACGCTATCCAATCGTTCGTGTCTTCGTTGGTAATCAAGAAGTTCAACCTCAGACAGTTACATTCGACTCTCTTGACGTTCTTACCCTTACGTTCGCTGATGCGCAAGTTGGTCAAGCGAAGCTTATATAATGTCCTATTTTTGCTAATTTCTATAAATGCTCTCATCCAAACAATGAGAGCATTAACATGGAAAAGAAATATGTCAGAGCGTCAAATAGAAAGCATCACATAGTTTATAAAACTACTTGTATTGTTACTGGAAGATACTATATTGGACTTCATAGCACCGATGACTTAAGTGATAGATATTTAGGCAGTGGAAAACGACTGAGAAGATCAGTAAATAAGCATGGTGATGCTAATCATGTTAGAGAAATATTATATGAATACGCTTCTAGAAAAGAAGCATCCGATGCTGAAAAGATCCTTATAACAAAGGAAATGATGCTTGACAATAATTGCTTAAATTGTGGACCAGGGGTTAGGAGCAACAGATAGATCTGTAACTAAGGATGAAACCAGAGCAAAGATGTGCAAGGCTCGGACTGGTATGAAATTAACAGAAGAGTCAAAGCGAAAGATAAGTGCAGCTAATAAGGGGTTGAAAAGGACACAAGAGCAGATAGAAGCAATGAAGACACGATTAACTGGAATTAAACTTCCACCTAGAACACCAGAGTATATTGCTAATTTAAAAGCCGCTGCTAAAACAGCGAAGAAAAGGATACCCATGACTCAAGAAACTAAATTAAAAATATCAAACAGCATGAAACTTGCAAGAGCAAGATCAGCTGAAACAATCTAAGGAGCCAGTATGGCACAAGTTATTCCTTCAGTGTACCGACACACTCAGTCCGTAGCAGCAGCTACGTGGACTATTACTCATAACCTTGGCGGAGCTTCTAGTCAAGCTATTCCAATCGTGGATGCGTTCATTATGGACAATGGGGTTCTTTCAAAGATCATTCCTGGTTCCGTTACAATTGCTGACAAAAATACTGTCATCTTGCAGTTCTCGATGGCAAGAAGTGGCGAAGCAATCGTTATTGCCTAAGGAGAAAAAATATGTCAACAGGTGGTATCAAATTCTTTACATACACCCAAGTTTCTGAAGCCAAGGTATGGAATATCTTCCACGGCTTCGGGCACTACCCAGCTGTCGACGCTAAGGTGTATGATGACAATGGAGATCTTCAAAAAGCATTCCCATTGTCAGTAACGCACATCGATGAAAACAATGTTCAAGTCACGTGGTCATCCAATAGAAAGGGATACGTAAGTCTTGCATCCACAGTTGTCTAATTTCGGACAGCAATAAAACATAACGGAGAAAAATATGTCAATCATTAGCAGCCTTGCTGAAGGACCTTTAGGTCAAGCCAAACTTATAATTGGAGCTGTTGTCATAGCCTTGGCTGCCGTGGCGATAAGTGGTACGTTGTACTACATTCACCACTTGAGAACACAAGTAGCAACGCTAGAGGAGCAGAAGAATACTCTAGAAGCAAACAACAAAATCCTTCAGGAGAATAATATAGTCTTGAAGGATAATGCTATGAAGTTCTCAGAAGCAAATCAAACAAACCTTGGGACGGTAAAATCCCTTCTTTCAGAAAGAGCTGCAGCTCAAAAGGTCATCAACGACCTTGCACTAGCTTCCCAGAATGACAAGAAGGTAATCGCCAGTCTTAATGGAAAGATTGATGACATGTTGAAGGATCCAAAGAATGACGGCGCAGTAGCCCCAGTTCTTCGTGAAACTATCCGCGGTGTGCAGAATGAATGGAGACAATAATGAAACGCATCCTAACCATTATCGCTCTAGCTGTTCTTATTCCAGCCTGCAGCTGGAATAACCCAGACATCGTAAAGCCAGAACAGCAAGTGGCTGAAAGCGTGAAGTATGTTGTAAAGATTCCTCCAAAGGAACTAATGACTCTTCCAGAAGTGCAGAAGAAGCTTGACGTTGATACCGCGAAGCAGTCAGACATTGCTCGCTGGATCATATCAACTGAGATTCGTACAAAGGCTCTTGAAAATCAAATCATTGGCATCGCTTCATTTTTCAATGATGAGCAATCCAAGTTAGATGAACAAGCTAAATCTGAAAACACCAAGGCGGCTAATGACGCGATTGACGCTCAAGCTGGTGAGGCTAAGGCTGCCATCAGCAAAGAAGTTAAATGAGCTGTGGCTGCGTACAACCGGCAAAGGCCGCTTTATGGACTCCCATTCCAGAGTTTAGACAGCCTACCGACATCCAACTCCACGAGAATATAGATTGCTATATGAGGAGAGCTGGAAACCCTACCGGCTTAATGGATGATGCTGATCCGGTTAAAGCACCCGATAGAATTGAGAATACCTCTCTTACTTCTGACCTCGCGCTTCACGTCAATGAAACGTTCAAGCTAACGGATGGGTCAACTCGTACGCCAACATGGTCAATTAGTGGAATCAGCATTCCAGGATTCTCGATTGATCCAGCTACTGGCGTAATCAACTGCACCATAGCTGAAGCTGACGCGAATAAGAATTACAGGGTGATGGTCACAGCTTCAGATGGAGCTGGGATTATTGATGCTCGTGAGTTCAACTTCTATCCTAAGTCTGCTGACAAGGATGGTATAGTTAAGTTCGTAATACCTCTTGATGGTGACACTCATGTTACGTGCAACTTTGGTCCTCGCAGACCGCCTGCAGCAGGCGCGACTTCCAATCACAAGGGAATGGACTTTGCCAGAAAGGATCACTCGCTTGGAAATATTCTAGCAGCTGGAGACGGTACTGTAGTGCGCTGTGGGCCTGGTACGGGTTGGGGTAATGTAATCTTCATTGAACACAACGACGCGCAAGGCCGTTTAGTTGCCACTACCGTTTATGGACACTGGTCAGAAGCTTATGTTGCCGTAGGACAACACGTTGCTGCAGGTCAGAAGATTGCGAAGGAAGGAAATGTCGGCATAGGTACAGGAGCCCATCTTCACTTTGAAATGCACAAGGGAAAGTTTGGCAATCCAGTTGATCCAGCCCCTTACCTGAATGGTTCAACAGAGCTAGCAACATCTGGCGGAAGCGGTGGAGGTTCAGGACCTTCTACTCCAGTAACGCGCACAAACGTTGGAATGACTTCGAATGAAGCTATTAACTCTAACGCTGACTGCCCTCAAACTCTTCCAGCCGATACTAATCTTCCACCGAAGACACCATCAGACGAACAGACACCGGATCTTCCAGCTAACAACAAAAACAAGTACAGAGCAGCATGTGCTATTGGTGACCCCCCACCCGTGCAGACAGTAAAGGACGTAATTCTCGCCGAGTGTTCCGCCGAGGGATTAACTCCTGAGGAAGCAAACTTCATCTTGACAGTTGCTACCATCGAAAGTGGTCTCGACCCAGCTGCTAAGAATCCTACATCTTCAGCTACTGGACTTTATCAGATGCTTGACGCTATCGCGGTGAAGTATTTTGGCCTGCTCAACCTTTCACCAACGTGTGAAAATAGAATTGACCCTGCAAAGTCAACTCGGGCAATGATCAAGTTCTTTCAATTGGAATTTAAGCCGTACTACCAGAACTACGTTTCGTCTGGTAAGACTAAGATCGCCAACAAGACGATCGCTCAGACATCATGGTCAGTCCAATACCCAAATTTCACCATGGGCGAGTTCATGTACGGGCTTATTCACCACGATGGAGTTGGAAACGCCGTCTCGGGTACTGATAAGGGTGGAGTATCATACTGGCGCTCTAAGGTTAAGAGCGCTTAAGCAGCTCGATTAGCGACGCGTGGTTTAGCGTACTTAGTAGTTTAGTCAGGTGGTTTAGCGTACTCATTTGAAAATGGCACTTCTTCAATAAGTGCCATTTTCACTGGCTGTTCATTTAACCAGCCAGAGCAGT